GACATGTTCGAGGACAACGAAGATGTCCAGAACGTGTGGCACAACTGGGAAGAGTAAACTGCCTGTGAAACGCATGCGTTTCCGGACACAAAACAGCATATTTGATGGATAACATGGCGCTTTGCGGCTTCAAACGTCGTTTCCTGCGGGAAAACACGGCGTCAGCTGCGACATACATGGCCACCTCTGTTGTGACATACATGAGGAGGACATAGGTATGAAGATCCAAAGTGCTGTCGAAGAGTATCTGGTTGAGATTGAGGTTCGCAAGTATACTCCGAAGACGATTCGGAGTTACCGGTGTAACCTCAATCTCTTTTTGCGTTTTTGCGCAGAGAAATTGCACGTCGAGACTGTCGAGGCGCTCACGCCCGCAGTTGTGCGGCAGTTTTCACGCTGCATGAGCGAGGCAGGGCGCAAGGGCACCTATATCAATGGCGTGCTCAAATCGATCAAATCGTTCATTCAGTATTGTTATGAGGAAGGATACGGCGGCTTTGATACGCGCAAGACGTTCAAGTGGTGCAAGGAGGAGAAGCCGGTCATTACCGCGTTTTCTCCGGAGCAGGTGCGGATCATGCTGCAAAGCTGCCGTGGGCATGATTATCTCTCGCTGCGCGACTATGCGATCCTGACATTACTCTTTGAGACCGGGATTCGCTGCTGGGAGCTGTGCTGCATCCGTGAGGAAGATATCCACGACGATTTTATCATCATCAATGGCAAGAACCATAAGCAGCGCGTGGTGCCGATTACGCCTGTTCTGAAAAAGGCGATGCTCAGATACGAGAGCGGTAAAGAGAAGTACTTTATGCTTCGCCCGCATGATGCGTTTTATTTCCTGTCGTTCCATGGCAGGCAGTTGACGGACGGAGCTGTGGAGTATGTTCTTCGCAAGCGCGGAGCGGGGATAGAAGGTGTTCGCGTGTCACCGCATACATGCCGACATTTTTTCGCGCAGCAGCAGGTGAAAATGGGAACGGATCTCTATACGATCAGTCGTTTGCTGGGGCATGAGAATATCGGGATCACGCAGACTTACCTGAACAGCCTGCGCGACCAAGAAGTGATTGAGATTGCCAAGCAGAAAAGCGTGCTGATGAATATGCGATAAACCGCGGCGCCTTCTTTTGATGAGAAGGCGCCGCGGTATTATATTTGTTGCAACTTGCTGTTATCACGTTGGCGATTTCTGTTCGGACAATGCGCTTTGGCCTTGGATTGGGGATATCATCCGCGATTTGTAGCCCTGCCGGGTGTAGGTGGTGTATGGGAAAATGTTTCGTTCAGCCGCTCATTTATCTCTCAGACGGGCGTTACGAGCATACACCCTCCTACACAAAAGGAACCGTTTCTTGCGTTCAGCAGAAGAAGATCAAAAACGCGATTGTGCAAAATAAATATCTTTGCGATGCAAGCAACAGCTAATGTATTTGAGAGACAGGACTCAAGCAGATATTCGCGAAAATAGTCTGTCGGATAAAGATATAATTACGCGAAAGACTTTGAAGAATCAGGGATTTTGTGTTATACTTAATCACTATCTATCTTAATTACTCACTATAAGATAAGGATCATATCAAAACCATCTTCGCAGACAGATGATTCCGCAGAGAAGGAGAACGAGTAAATGGCTATTTTGGATGAACTGGTAACACAGATAGAAAACCCGGATCTGCGCGCGCGGATCGCTGTCGAGGTGGAGAAGTTGGCGAAGCAGAAGAAATTCGGCCTGGTGTTTGAAGAGCACCTGCCGGAGTGTACGCCGCTGTGGGATATCCCGGTGAAGGCGGGGCGCAAGGCTGCGCTCAAAACCGGCCATGTCAACGATTTTTATACCGTGCTCAAAATCGAGGACGGCGTTGCCACCTGCCTCAACAAGGACAAAAGCGCCACGGCAGAGTTCCCTGTGGAGGCGCTTGTCTGCGTGGCGGAATTCGGCGAGCCCATTTACCCCTATCTCAAGCCCATCGACACGGTCTGCAACGCGCCGGACAGCGACCTGTGGCACACGCTCATCGAAGCGGACAACTACCATGCCCTGCAGCTTCTGGAATACCTGTACGCCGGCAAGGTGGATTGCATTTATATCGACCCTCCTTACAACACTGGCGCAAAAGACTGGAAATACAACAATGATTATGTGGACGGCAATGATGCTTACCGTCATAGCAAGTGGCTGTCTATGATGCAGAAGCGGTTGAGGCTGGCGAAAAAGCTGCTGAATCCAAAAGATTCTGTGCTGATCGTGACAATTGATGAAAAAGAATATCTGCATTTGGGATGCTTGCTGGAAGAATTGTATCCTGAAGCAGAAATTCAAATGATTACAGATATTATTAATCCTCGTGGAACAAATCGAACGAGTGAATTTTCTCGAGTTGAGGAGTATGTTTTTATTTGCAGGTTTGGCGCAGCAGAGATAGTAAAAACTGGAAATAACATGCTTGGCTCAACCGATGAGACAGATAAAGCTCGTGTATGGTATGGGTTTAATAGACCAAATAATCTTCGTCTATCAACTAACAAACAATTTTTCCCAATTTATATTGATGAAACACAAAAAAGGATCGTTTGTGTCGGTGAACCAATGGAATTGAATAACAAGATTGAAGATTTTCCAACTATAGAAGGGCTCACTGCAGTATTCCCAATCAATTCTCACGGGGAAGAATCAATATGGGGCGCAATATCCAGTACAACACGCGAATGGGTTGCGAAAGGATACCTAAGAGTGAATGATTATGACAAGAAACATAGTAGGTGGACTTTTTCTTACATTCGATCAGGAATGCAAAAACGAATAGAATCAGGAGAGATTGCTGTTGATGGATTTAGATCAGATGGCTCATTAAACATTGACCATATTGGAACAGAGGGAGAGGTGGTTCCGCCAAAAAGTGTATGGTATCAAGCAAGTCATAAATCCTTCGATTTTGGATCCACATTGATAAAAGGTATTATTCCTGGGCACTATTTTTCCTTCCCGAAATCTTTATACTCAACAATGGACGCTATTAGATTTTTTGTAGCAGATAAACCTTCTGCTCTCATTGTCGATTTCTTCGCCGGATCAGGCACAACCCTTCATGCCGTCAACCTTCTGAATGCGGAGGATGGCGGGCATCGCCGGTGTATTCTCGTTACCAACAACGAGGTGTCTGACGCAGAGGCAAAGGAAATGTCCAAGCGCGGACTCAAGCCCGGCGATGCGGAATGGGAAAAGCTTGGCATCGCCCGCTATGTCACTTGGCCGCGCACCGTCTGCTCTATCGAGGGCCATGATGTGAACGGGAAACCGCTCAAGGGCGACTACATTACCAGCGGCCAAGAACCAATGCACATGGCAGATGGCTTCAAAGCAAATGCAGCCTTCTTCAAGCTGGGCTTCCTTGACAAAAACGCTGTGGCGCTGGGCAGACAGTTCAAGGAAATGCTGCCGACGCTGTGGATGAAGGCGGGCGCACACGGCGCGTGCCCCAACATCGGCAAGACTGTGCCGGAGATGCTCATTCTGCCGGATAACAAATTCGCGGTGCTGGTGGACGAGAGAGCATATATGGCATTCGCAGCAAAACTGGACGAGCATCCGGAGATCGAAACGGTGTTCCTCGTGACGGACTCCGACAGCGGCTACAGGGATATGATCTCCGGACTGGATGTCAAGGAAAGCTACCAACTCTACAGAGATTATCTCGACAATTTCCGCATCAACGCGGTCAGGAGGTAAGCGGACATGAAATTTGAATTATTCCCGTTCCAGAAAACGGCGCTTGCCAGACTGCGTCAGAGCGTAGCAACCGCGCTGGGCAACTACCGGAGCACGCACACGCCGCAGGTGGTGTCTTACACTGCACCCACGGGAGCCGGTAAGACCATCGTCATGTCGGCGCTGATCGAGGATATTTATTACGGAGACGAGCTGTACCCCGAGCAGCCCGAGGCCATTTTCATCTGGCTGTCCGATTCCCCGCAGCTCAATGAGCAGTCGCGGCTGAAGATCGACCTGAAGGCAGACAAGATCCGCCTAAACCAGTGCGTTGTCATCAGCGACGACGCTTTTGATATGGAGATGCTGGAAGATGGACACATTTACTTTTTGAACACGCAAAAGCTCTCCAAATCCAGCAACCTGACAAAGCATTCCGACGGACGGCAGTACACCATCTGGGAGACGCTCTCAAACACCGTGCGCGAGAAGGGCGACCGGCTGTACTTCATCATCGATGAAGCCCATCGCGGCGCGCAGGGCACAAGAGACCTTACGAAAAACACCACGATCATGCAGAAGTTCCTGAAGGGCTCCGAAGCGGATCGTCTGCTGCCAATGCCAGTGGTCATCGGCATGACGGCTACGCCGCAGCGTTTCAACCGGCTGGCGGAAGGCATCCAGTCCACTACGCACTATGTGAAGACCACGGCGGATGAGGTGCGTGCGTCCGGGCTTTTGAAGGATCGGATCATCATCACCTACCCCGAGCAGAGCGGAAATGATATGGCAGTGCTGCAGGCAGCCACAGATGAGTGGCAGCAAAAATGTCAGCACTGGTATCAGTATTGCTACGAGCAGCACTACGGACAGGTAAATCCAATTCTTGTAATCCAAGTTCAGAATGGCAGCGGGCATCAGATTTCCGCAACCGATCTGGACGAATGCCTGCGCATCATGGAAGAGCGGCTTGGCGACCGCTTCCTCGAGGGGCAGGTCGTCCACGCCTTTGGCGAGGGTACGCCGACGATTCAGATCGGCGGTCTGGATGTGCCATACTGTGAGCCGAGCCGCATCGCCGATGACAAGCGCATCAAGGTCGTTTTCTTTAAGGAGACGCTGACCACAGGATGGGACTGCCCTAGAGCAGAGGTTATGATGTCCTTCCGCCGTGCAGTGGATCACACCTATATCGCGCAGCTTCTGGGCAGAATGGTGCGCACACCCACCCAGCAGCACATCAACGTGGACGAGACGCTGAACGACGTGCATCTGTATTTGCCGCAGTTTAATGAGGCGACCGTCTATGATGTCGTGAAGGCGCTGCAGGACGAAGAAGGCGCAACGATCCCTACAGATATCGAAGCCGAAGAACTGGGACGCGGCAACTATGATACGCTGAGCCTGCGGCCGACTTATCAGACGCCGCCGCGCCAGCCTGGCAGGGAGCGCAATGAAAATCCTGACCAGCTGTCCATGTTCGACACGTTCAGCAACGGTGATACTTTCTCGGCACAGCCGTCCGGCGGAGAAGCTCCGGCAGAGCCGCCGCAGTCTGTGCCGCAGAGGCCGATATCGTTTGAATTGCCGACGCAGCCCACAGCACAGGGCAATCCGGCACAGGCAGCTCCGGCGGCGCGGCCAACCACTGCAGAGCCGACACAGCCCGCGCCCGCAGCGCAGCCGCCGATCATTCCGGACATTGACCGCGAAGCCGTGGTGAAGGCCATCAATGACGCAGGCCTTTTGACATACGACGTGCGTAGAGTGCGCATCACCGGTTATCTCAAATCCATGTACGCGCTGGCTCGTTTCCTGACGCAGACCCGTATCGACATGGACGCGAAGGAAACGGTCATTTCCGATATCGTCGAAAAGATCCACGAGCACATTGCCCTTTTGAAGCAGCAGGGTATGTATGACGTCCTTGCCGGACAGGTACTGCAGTTTAAGCTGAGTGCACAGATATTTGATGTGTTCGGACGGTCGATTGACGATTATGCGATCCATGATCTCCTTTCCACCACGGACACGGATATTGAACGTCAATTCCGCTTGGCGGAAAAGCGCCTCGGCAATGAGGGCGTCGGCAACGCATACGTCAATCACTACTACGATGAGGACGAGGTATTGACGCTGAAAATTCATGTCATCATCTTTGCCGCAAATGCCGATTGCATGGACGCGCTGAACGATTACGCGCAGCAGAAGTTCCATGATCTGAACGACGCGAATCGCCGCCGCACGGTTTCCCTGCCGGAGAAATTCAAAAAGAAGTATGATGACATCGTTTCGGACGGCGATATCATCAGTAAGCATAACTTCCGTCTGCCGGAGACCATTCGCGTTCCGCATGAAATGGAAGGCGTCCTCTATAGGAACCATCTGTTCGTAGACGATTCCGGCACCGCGCTCATCAATCTGAACGGCTGGGAGCGCAAGGTCATCGCGGAAGAGGAACAGCATGAAGATTTTGTTTGCTGGCTCCGTAATCCGTCAAGAGGCTCATGGGCGCTGTGCATTCCGTATGAGATCGACGGTGAGACAAAACCGACCTATCCGGATTTCCTGATTATCCGCAGAGATGGCTCGGAATATGTCGTGGACATTCTGGAGCCACACGATCCGACACGGCAGGATAACCTTGGAAAAGCGAAGGGCTTCGCAGAATACGCGCGGCAGAACCCCGGCGTCGGCAGGATCCAGTTGATTCGGATGCAGCGCGACTCTGTCGGCAGAGAGCGGGCGTTCCGGCTGGATATGTCCAAAAGTTCCGTTCGGGACAAGGTTTCCCGTTGTGCCAGCAATGATGAGCTGAACCATATTTTCGAGAGTGAAGGTTTCTTTCAATAAATAAAAAAAGGAAGAAAAGCGTATGAACGAACAAGCAATCGTCAGCAAAATGCATGAGTACCTGCACACGGCCACAAAAGAACTCTGTGCATGGCTTGCAAAAATGCTGCCCCGCGTCGGCGAGGATTGGTGGCAGGTATGCGTGATGGACAACCTGTCATTCGCTCAAAAACAATACGCCACAGAAAACGGCTACTCGAAGCTGGAGGATCTTGATCTTGCAGCTCTGCTTCGCGTGGCAGACAAATCGTGGTATAATAAAAACAGACGAACCCCGAACCCTTGATTTTTCAGGGGTTCGGGGTTTTCTTGTTACTAATGTGTGCATAGTTCAGCGTTCAGCGGCCTAAAATGTTCACCGGTTTGAACCCTATGGAATCAGTTCCACGGTGGCCTTCAGTTCGTCCAAAGTCTTGTGATTATAGACCCGGTTTCCCGTGTCCTTGGACACATGGCCCATGAGCAAATCAATACATTTCCGGTTGGCCCCGGCGCTATCCAATTTGGTTTCAAAGGTGTGGCGGCATTCGTGCGGGGTATGGTTCAGTTTCAGGGCCTTCATAATATCCGCCCAAAATATCCGGTATTGGGTTTGATTGCAAATCTTCCCGTTGTAGCTGATCAGCCGAGGGCCACCTTCGGCAAGCCGCCGTTCAATCAATGGCTTGATCTTTGGATGGATGGGAACAATGCGGTTCTTACCGGCTTTTGTTTTGGTGCCGCCCTTCATCGTGCCTTCCTTCAAGTCTATATCTTCAGGTTTCAGGTTCAAAAATTCAGAGATACGCCACCCGGAATATAGCAAGATCAAAACAGTATCAACCCAAGGATCAGACTGATGTTCCCACACCGTTTTGATTTCATCGTTGGTGAACGGAAGGCGGCTTGTTTCTGGAATGGGATCAGAAGTTAGAAGTTCGGAAAAGCACCTGTTTATTATATCCATTTCAAGGGCGAACCGGTCAAGGTGGCCCCACAGGTTCTTGATGGCCGCTTGGGTGCTATACCCTTTCCCACAACCATCAATGGTTTCTTGCATTTGGTAGGATCGCAGTTGTTTATAAGGCTTGTTCACATACGCTGAACAATGCTTGAACGCTGAACAGAGGGAAGAACGGTTGGATTCCCCCAGCTTCGGGGCCTTTTTTTCTTTCCAGAGGTCAAAAAGCTGTTGAAGGGTGATCTTGGCCCGGTCAACATCCCAAGGATCACGGTTGTATTCAGCAAGCATGATGTTCCCGGCTTCACGGGTTTCAGCATAGCCGATAATGTCATAGATGGGGTGGCCTTTGTCATTCCAACCTATGGTTTTCTTCACAATATATGGGCGGCGGCGTTGGCCTGATAGCTTTGCAACCGTTCCATACCCGTTTGGATTTCGCATTATATCACCTGAACTTTCAAAATTGGGTATGGCAAAGCTAAACCCCATGTGATATAATGTTCAAAGGCGTTTGAAACATTAACTTCAAAAGGGTTTGTTTCGCCTGACCGCTTCCGGTGTGCAAGACCGGGGGCGGTCATTTTTTTGCATTTGTTCCATATCCGTTCCACTTAAAATCCTTGCGGGGTGCGGCTTTGAGAGAATGGAACACTTGGAACGGATATTATATTACTTCAAAGAGTAGATAAAAAATATATAAAAGAAAAAAAGTATATAGAGAACCGGCGCTTTATCTGTTCCACCTGTTCCAAAGCCTTGATTTTCCTGTGTTTTCAGGGATTGGACGGCGGAACGGATGTGGACAGATCGAGTTTGGCAAGTTCACCTTTGACCTGTTCCAGAACTTCAGGATATTCAGAATCAGGGTTCATGGAATATTGATCTTCGTATTCTTTCAGGGTGTTCAGATACCGGTTCCAATGGGTGGCTTTGGCCTTTGCGGTTTTCAATTCATCGATCTTGGCTTTCTGATCGGAATAGGAATCTAACAAAACCCGTTCTTTCTGACTATCAGCCGCCTTGAAGAAAGAAGCTGGAAGATCAGATGTGTAAGGGATGATCCCGGCCTTGGCCGCTTGATCCACCGTCAGGGCTATTTGCATACCATATTCATAGCGGGAAAAGAATGTTTCAAGGTTCTTCGTCTTTTCAAAGATGTTCAAACAATCTTGAACAATCCGCACATGGTTTTTGGCTTCTGCTACGGTGTAGGCCCCCGGCATGGATTTAATAGCCCGTTCCGGGTTCAGATTGGAATGAACCTGAACGGTGGGTTCTGTTTTGGGTGGGGCCTTCTGTTTGGCCGGTTTTGGTTTTCGCTTTCGGAAAATCAGAAATAGAATTAAAGCACATATAGCGTCCATAAGGACGAACACCGGAAGAAGATCGGGTTCCATGAAGATGCACGCAGTATAAACAAACATTGCTGTTCCAAGAAAGAACCCAACCACGCCTTTCAAGAACTTCTTCACCGGATCACCTTCTATATAATATCGCTTTGGAAGGCTACGGCCTTTCCAAGAATGATGATGTGGTTTAACTGTTCCCCGGTATATACCAAATCTTCATATTGGGAGTTTTCAGCCTTCAAGATCAGCAAATCCTTTTCAGGATAATAATTCACCCGCTTCAGGGTTGCTTCATCATCAATGATAACAGCGGCAATTTCGCCATTGTTCACCATTTCCTGTTTTCTGATGAACACAATATCCCCGTCATAGATTCTGGCCCCGATCATGGAATCACCCTTGGCCTTCAAGCAGAAATCAGCACGAATGTTGGCACCAGCTTCCACATACAGTTCCTTTTCTTCGTTTGCCATGATGGGTTTACCGCAAGCAATGTCACCGAGTAGAGGAAAACGCTTTGTAGAAATTGGGATGATATTATCAAACTTCACCTGTGGTTGTGAAGGTTCGACTACCACAGATTTATTGATGCTTTTCAACCATTCATTCCGGTTCGGAATATCTGATCTACCCATGAGGTAATCCAAATCAACATTAAAATAGTCTGCTATGGTTTCCATAGATTCAAGGCCCGGTTCCCGTTCGCCCCGTTCATACATATTCACACTACTTTTGGAAAACCCAAGCTGATCCGCCAAGTTCTGTTGAGATAGGCGGCGTTCGGTTCGTAATTGCTTGAACCGATCAGAAAACTTCGGCATAAGTACACCCCTTTCAGAAGTCTTTCTATATTTCATTATACACATTATGTGCACAAAGTCAATCCGTCGATGTGCACAATTAGTAACACATTTCTTTGTGCACATTTTGTGTTCGGTTGTGCTTGACTTTGAGCACATATCGTGTATAATGATAATCAGACGAGCACAAAAGGTGCACGAACTGATTGGGAGGATTTGAAAATGAAGGTTCATGTTTTTGATACCTATGTCACCATTAAGGATCGTGAAGGACACCCTGATATGGATGATACCTTGCTTGAAAAACTGGATGAAATGCTTACTACCTATGGTGTGCCCCACGCTTTTACCCTTCCCCACGAAAAGACTATGGAAGATTGCCCGGAAGCTACTCTTGAAGTTGCCTATGATTCTTCTGATGATATAACCTTTAGTCTTGTGTATATACTGTTCAATAAAACTTATCGGGGTGTAACCGATAAAGCGGTTGCAGAATCAATGATTAAGGTTTCCGCAAAATACATGGATGCTGAATAAGCCGAAACGGGCCTGATGGCCCGTCCACCGGAACCGCCCCACCGGTGCTGATGATGGCAGGGCAACAGCGACAACATGAGCGCCCCCGGTTTATGGGTTCGGGTATTGGGTATCAATCCCCATGTAAAAGATATGACCGCCCGGAAATTGCTTGTTGGGGCTTTGGCTGTTCTAATTCTGAAGAAAGGATGTGCAAATATGAGTGTTGGTAAGAAACTTCGGGAACTGCGTGGAAGCAGAACCCAAGACGAAATTTCCAAGGAACTTGGGATCACCAAATCTTCTTATGCCATGTATGAGCGAGATGAACGGGTTCCCCGTGATGAAGTGAAGGTTCGCATTTCCAACTTCTTTGGTGTTTCGGTGCAGGAACTTTTTTTTAACTAAATCGAGCACACATAGTGTTCAGTAGGAGTAAGAACCATGAATGAAGTCAGTTTGAAACCGGTCATTGATGAACTTGAAACCTTGTTTTCAAAGTTCAACAAAGCCTTCTTTGAAGGGAAGCTGGAAAAGCCTGTGATCACCGTTTCCCCGGATCATACCCGTGGGGCCTATGGGTGGTGTACTGGTTGGAAGGCATGGCAAGACGGCACCAAGGAAGGCGGCTATTACGAAATCAACCTGTGTGCTGAATACCTGAACCGCCCCTTTGAAGAAACCTGTGGAACCTTGCTTCACGAAATGGTTCACCTTCAGAACCTTCAGGACAATGTTCAAGACACTTCCCGTTCTGGTTCCTACCACAACCGGAAGTTCAAGGAAACCGCTGAAGCCCACGGGCTGACCGTGGAGAAAGGCGAAAAGTACGGATGGCACAAAACCACCCTGAACCCGCAAGCAGAAGCCTTTGTGAAATCCCTTGGCAAGTCCGGGTTCTGTCTGGTTCGGCCCCGTACCAATCCGCTGAAGGGTTCCCGGAAGGGGGGGGATCAAGTTCCCGTAAGTATGTTTGCCCCTGTTGCGGAACCATCATCCGGGCCACCAAGGAAGTTCATGTTCTCTGTGGGGAATGTGAAGTGGCCTTTGAAGAACAGGAGTGATAACCAATGAAGTTGATTGATGCCAAGGATTGGAAGGCGGTTCACTTCGGAGATCGAACGATTTTGAGAAGTGACCGAAACCTTTACCCGGAAGCCGATTGGTGGGCCTTGGTTTCCAGCGTGGATGTGGAACCGATGAAGGAACCCGGTCATTTCAAGGTGGTAAGCCAATGATGATCACCCGCCAAGTTCGGTGTAAGAAGTGCGGGAAAATGTTCCCCCTGACCTATCCCGAAAAGCTGTCCGACATTGGCCGGGATGTTATTTCTTACTGTCCGCCGTGTTTACACACGGAAATCTTAAAAAATGAAAGGAGTACGCACAATGACCACCTTTGCAGAGCGTTTGAAGAACGCTATGGAACAGGCCAACATGAGCCAATCCGCCCTGTCTGAACAGGCCGGGGCTTCCAAGGCCGCTATCAGCCAATATCTTTCCGGGAAGAACACCCCCGGCCCTGACCGTATCAAGGCCCTTGCCGATGCCACCGGCGTTTCCTTTGATTACCTGATGGGCTATGGAGCCGCCCCGGTTGCTGAACCGCCCATCAAGAAGATCAGCGTGAAGGAAGCCGCCCGGTGCATGGGTAAATCTGATCAGTTCGTCAGAATCGGCCTTCAGCGTGGCCTTCTTCCCTTCGGGAACGCTGTTCCCGGAACCGGTGCTTGCTGGAATTACTACATCAACCCCACCAAGTTCCGTGATTATGTGGGTGCTGATCAGTTCAATTCCTTCTTCGGCCTTACGGCCTGAAAGGGGAACCCCGATGGATAACACCCGTGATGAACTGTTGGATTTGATCAGGAACGCCACCAACATTGATATGATTTGCTTCTTCGCCATTATCTATGTGGTTGCGCCCGATTCCCCCCCCTACACGCCTATCGCCACCCGTGGCGAACTGAAGAAGGCAATTAAGCAGTTGCGGAGCGCCCAGCATAGCCCGGATTGCCCCGCTGAAATGTTTGAAGGCTTTGAAACGGCGATTCAGTACATCCGCCGTGAATGGCTTCACCGATGAAAGGATGGTTTATATGCTTCAGATCGGAATGATCGTTAAAATCTTGCCCGATGCGGAATACAGCGGCAAGTTCACCGGCTACATCGGCAAGGTGAAGAATTACTTTTCGCAGAACAAGAAGGTTGGCGTGGAACTTTTTCAGCAGACGAATGACGCAAGTTCCAAGGGCCTGTTTTGGTTCTCTGAATCCAAGGTGGTTGCGGCGGGTAGTCTGCCTGATGCCATGATGGAATATATCAAGGCCGATCTTAACGCCACCTTTGGCGTTGCAAATCACATCCGCCGTTCCCGTCAGACCGGCCTTCCGCAGATCAAGAAGGTCATTTATAGCGGCCCCAAGACAATCATTCTGTGGGCCGACAACACCAAGACCATTGTTTCCTGTGGGGAAGCGGATTCCTATGACTACTATTCCGGCTTCTGTGCCGCCGTAGTCAAAAAGCTGTTCGGTTCCACCACCCACGCCAAGAAGGTTTTGGGCGCTTCCATTCAGATCAATGATTAACCTATTCCAGCACCAGCAACAGGCCCTTGATGAAACCGAGGGGAAGAACCGGGTGGCCTATTACCTTGATATGGGCCTTGGAAAGACCTTCGTGGGTTCCGAAAAAATGATGAAGCTGAACAGCCGTGTAAATCTTCTGGTGTGTCAATGTTCAAAGGTTCAAGACTGGATTGAACACATGACGGAAAATTACGCCATGAACCATTGTTGGATGATTTATGACATGACCAAGAAAAACGAATTTGATTGGTTCATGAAGGCCGCAATGGAAGTTGATAACCCGGATCGGATTTGTGGCGTGATCAACTATGAACTGACCTTTAGGCGGAATGTGCTGAAAACCCTGACCGGCTTCACGCTGATGTTGGATGAAAGTTCCCTGATCCAGAACGAGAACGCCAAACGGTCAAAGTTCATCCTTGGGCTGAAACCGGATAATGTGATCCTTCTGTCAGGCACCCCCACGGGCGGCAAGTATGAAAACCTGTGGAGCCAATGCCAACTGTTGGGGTGGAAGATTTCAAAAGAACTGTTCTGGAAGCAGTACATTCAAACGGAATGGGTTGAAACCGATGGATTTTGGCGGCAACAGATTACCGGCTATAAGAATGTTGACCGGCTGAAGATGAAGCTGGCCGAACATGGGGCCGTTTTCATGACTACCGAACAGGCCGGGATCAGCCTTCCAAAACGGAACTGGATCAAGGTCAAAACCCGCCCTTCACCCCTTTATTGGAAGTTCTGGAATGATCGCTATATTGCGATTGACAGCGCCAACCTTGGTGAATTTGAACTGGATGCGGATTTCTACGGTTCCAATGCCCATTGTGAACGGGAATTGATCGGTGATACCAGTTTGACCCGCCGCCTTTACGCCCGTCAGCTTTGCGGCCTATATAACCCGGCCCGTTATGAAGCCTTCCGGGATTTGGTGAACAGCACGGAAGATCGCTTGGTTGTGTTCTATAACTTCACGGAAGAAATGGAACGCCTGAAGGGGATTGCCAAGGGCCTGAACCGGCCTGTGTCTGTTCTTTCCGGTGAAGAAAAGAACTTGGATGCTTACCGCTACCAGCACAACAGCATTACCTTCATTCAGTATCAAGCCGGTGCAATGGGCGGCAATTTCCAGCTTGCCAACAAAATCATTTACTTCAGCCTTCCCCAAGGTTCGGAATTGTGGGAGCAATCCCAAAAGCGTATTCACCGCCTTGGGCAAGAACGGCCATGTTTCTATTACCTGATGATCTGTCCGGGAACGGTTGAAGAAGATATTCTTTCCACTTTGGAAATGAGAAAGGACTATACCGATGAACTATTCAGAAAGTATGAGCAAGCGGCAACAGCGCCGCAAAGCCCTTAACCAGCGGTTCAGGCGGATGTTCCTTGTGGCCCTTCTGATGGGCCTTGCAATGGGGTTTATATTTGGGCGCTGTTCTGCTGTCAACAGCAAGGCCCCGGATGCCCCCATTGAACCGGATCAGCTTACCGCCGTGACCCCGGATGTGACCTTGGAGCCGGTGGAACCCCCGCTGGTGGAAGAACCCGCCGAACCTGAACCGGTGCTGTTGGGCAGTTTCAGAATTACCGCCTATTGTTCCTGTGAAAAGTGTTGCGGCGAATGGGCCAAGAACCGGCCCAACGGCATTGTGTATGGTGCCGCTGGTGTGGAACTGAAAGCCGGTGTTTCCTGTGCTTCCCCGCTTCCCTTGGGAACCGTGGTGGAAGTAGAAGGCTTGGGTGAATACATCGTTCAGGATCGCCCCGCCCAATGGGTGATTGACAAATACGGTGAAAACCAGATCGACATTTATTTTGACAACCATGAAGCCGCTTCTGCCTTCGGCCTGAAGCAGTTGAATGTTTATCTGAAAGGAGAACCCGAAAAATGATCAAATGTGAAAATGCTTGCCCCCGTGGAAAATTTGATGGGTGTTGCCACAAATGCCCGGATTTCCACACTTGTCCTGATTCCTGTCAGGAAAACCCGAACGCCTGTGGAGAAGCCACTTTCGATGAAGAAACGGCCCTTCAGGAGTTCAAGAACACCCAGCTTGCCACCTTGAACGCCATTGCTTCCCTGACCGCCCACAAGAAGGCCATTGAGGATCAGGAAAAGGAAATGAAGGCCAAGCTGTATGACGCAATGGTGAAGTTCGGCGTGGATAAGTTTGAATCCGATGTTCTGAACCTTACCCTTGTGAAGCCCACCAATGCCACCAGTATTGATTCCACCAAGCTGAAGAAGAAATACCCGGACATTGCTTCCGAGTGTTCCAAGACCACCGCCAAGGCCGGTTATGTGAAGATCACCCTGAAAGGGGATAAGTCATGAGTTGCCGGGGCTTTGAACCTGTTTGCACCAATAATGAACTTCGGGAGTATTTCAGCGCCAAGGGCCTGACCTATGACAGCATTGATGAAGGTGATATTTTGATCCTTTGCATGATGCTTCAGAAGGAATTGAAGAAATCCAATAAGGCTGGTGAAACTTCCGTCACCATGACTTTGAGCAAACGGGTTGACATGAAGAAGGCCACCAACGGCCACATTACCGAGTGTTACATCTACATGAACGCCCACTATTTCACCCGGCGTGAATGTATCAGCTTCAACCGGGATGGGTGGATTGGCTTTGCTGGATGGGCCGATGATGGCAACACTAACCCGTTACGCCGTGCCTTCCTTGCATGGTGTGACTATTTGGCGGAAGGTGGTGGAGCCGATGGCAAGGGATGAAGTATGGGATGCCCTTAAAAATCATGCCAAACAGGTTCATTCAGAACGGGTTGCAAAGAACCCCGACCGGATCGCCTATGCCATTCAGCAGTTTGAAGCCCACGGCATTGAATACCAACTGAAGAATGAGCAAACCGGACATTTCCATTGTTGGAGGAAGTCTGATGATAAACTGTTCCAATTCTACGCTGGAACAGGAAAATTTCAGGGCTTCACCCAAGTCAGAGGTATTCACAGCCTGATTCAGATGTTGGAGGGCTGAGCCGATGGAAAAGCAGATTGATATTTGCGCTACCTGTGTTCACGATGAACCCGGTTATTGCTCCGTCATTGGCACCATTCCCCATTGCTGTTCCCGCCATTGGCATTGTGAGCCGGGAAAAGCCGCAAAGGACTATGTTCCCAAACAGGAAGAAGGTGAAGCCGATGTTCGGTAAAAGAAAACTTGAATTGCTGGCCCATACCGCACGGATCAAAGAACTTGAAGAAATCCTTTGCCCCTGTGAACAGCATGATTGGATCAGCAACGGCTATCATTTCAGCGGCGGAACCGGGCGGGGAGATGAAACCACCATTTACCACTACATTTGCAAACGGTGTAAAAAGCGGATGCAAAGTATTCAACCGTACCTTGGGAGTGATTCCGATGGCCGGTGAAAAAAACTTTGAAAACCGCTTGAAGAAGTGGTTGGAAAGTGAAGGGATTTATCCCTTGGGTGAACCTGTTGACCACATGAGCGCCCCGCCCTGTGGCTTCTATGAAAAGCGTTGGGGTGGAAGCCGGTATGTGAAAAGCGGCCTTCCCGATATGCGGATCACCGTGAAGGGCATTGCCCTTGAAGTGGAGCTGAAGGCCACCGATGGAACCCCATCTGTGCTTCAGAAGCGTAACTTGGCCCAAATCAACGGTTCACAGGGGTTCGGGTTCATCCTTTACCCGGAAGGCTTTGAAGCCTTCAAGACTATTGTGAAAGGGGTGAAACAATGCGAGTTTCCCACAGCCGGGTTGAAGTCTTTGATAGATGCCCATACAAATACCGCTTGCGATATGTGGAAGGGATAGATACGATCCCAAACACGGACGCAGACAACGCCCTGATCCTTGGCACCGCCCTTCACACCGGCATTGAAGAAGGGGTTGAACAAGCCCTTGACTTCTACAAGAACAGCTTCCCGGTTCTGACGGATGATCACATTCATGAAATGATGAAGCTGGAAGCAATGATCCCCAAGGCAAAGGCCATGTTGCCGCCCGGTGGTTCCTTTGAATTGCCCATTGGGAACGGCGATTTCATCGGCTTTATGGATTACCTGTGGCCCTGTGGTTGGGATTCCAGAACCAATGAAACCTTGTTTGATCTGTACGATTTCAAGTATTCTAACAACGCCAAGAACTACACCGTTTCCGGTCAGCTTCACGAATACAAGTATTGGTATGAACTGACCCATCCCGGTCACCGGATCAGAAATATGTATTTCCTGATTGTTCCCAAGCCCAAGATCAGGCAGAAAAGCACCGAAACCCTTTCCCAATTCCGTGACCGCTTGCAAGCGGCCTTGAAAGATGCTGAACCAACGCTGATGCCGGTTCAGTACAACCCCATGAAGATTGTGGACTTCCTGACCGATGTGAAGCACATGGTTGAAGCCACAGACTTTCCCAAGAACCCAAACCATTTTTGTGGATGGTGTGAGTATGAAGAATATTGTCAGAAAGGATGGGATTATATGTTACTTCCCAAGAATGAACGCCGTGATCTGAACGCCACCAAGAAGAAGGTTGTGTGGCTTTACGGCGCACCCTTCAGTGGCAAAACCTTCTTTGCCAATCAGTTCCCCGATCCCCTGATGTTGAACACGGATGGCAACATCAAGTTTGTGGATGCCCCCTATATCGCCATTCGTGACACCGTTACGGTGGAAGGCCGTATCACCAAGCGCAAGTTGGCCTATGAAGTGTTCATGGATGCCGTGGCCGAACTGGAAAAGAAACAGAACGATTTCCGAACCATCGTGGTTGACCTTCTGGAAGATGTTTATGAATCGTGCCGGGTTTACATCTGTGACCGTCAGGGCTGGAAGCATGAATCTGATGATTCCTTCCGTGCGTGGGATATGGTCAGAAGTGAGTTCCTGAACACCCTGAAGCGGCTTGTGAATCTGGACTATGAAAACATCATCCTGATCAGCCATGAGGACAGAAGCCGTGACCTGACCCGCAAGGGCGGCGATAAGATCAGTTCCATCAAGCCGAACCTTCAGGATAAGGTGGCAAACAAGGTGGCCGGTATGGTTGATCTGGTGGCCCGTATCGTGGCGGACGATGATGAACGGGTGCTGTCTTTCAAGACTTCTGAAGTGATCTTCGGCGGTGGCCGTTTGACTGTCCGTGATAAGGAAATCCCGCTGACCTATGACGCTTTCTGTGAAGTCTACGAGGAAGCCAACCAGAAGGCCGCAGGAGCCGTGAAGCGTGGCGGCAATACCCCGGCTACCCCCGCACCTGAAACCACCGACACGCCCACCACAGCGCCCAGCAGAAGGGGCAGAAAGGCCAAGACTGAAACCCCGCCCCCGGCTGATAACTATGATCCGGCTGAAGATGCGGCAAAGGCGGCTTGTGGTGATCCTGATGGAACTTGGACACCGGGCGGCGGTGACACCCCGCCTTGGAACGATCTTCCCAAATGCCCGGACGGTGAACGCATTTTCAGACAGCACGATCAGAACCCGGAAATCCCCCTTTGTCCGTCCATTGACGCTGGCCACCGTTGCCACAAGGAAGGTGGCCCCCTGTGGGATCGCCCCCTGTGGGATCGCCCCAAGGCCCCGGCAGAGGAAGCCGCACCCAAGATGGATGTGAACCCGCCCCGCCGCACCCGGAAGAAGCGTGAAGAATAATGGCTGATGTGCTGATGATTGCCGGGAAGCCTGAAACCATCTTCAAGGCCCGTGATTTTGAATATCTGGTTGAAAAACACATGGGCTATGAAGCGGCCAAGTATTTCCGGGAATACGCTGAAAAGGCTGATGAAGAAGTCAGATCGGCCAAGGCCGGTGAGAACACAGACCTTGCTTCCTATGAAGCTGACCTTGAAAGCAATCACAGAGCCTTTCAGGACATTCAGACGGAAGCCGCAGTTATCACGGGTGTTCTTCAAGAAAAACGGATAAACCGTGAGAAGATCGCCCATGCAGTAAGGGAAATTGGAAAGATAATTTCCAACCAAATATAAAAAACAACATTTTTGGAGGTAAAAAACTATGGCTATTGATTTTGACAAGATTGATCGTTCTGTTGATCTGAAGGGCCTTCAGGCTGATGTGGAGGATGCCAAGAAGAACGGCGGCGGTGATTTCCCCACCATTCCCGCTGGCAAGTATGAAGTGAAGCTGGAAAGCATGGAGATCAAAGGCACCAAGGCCGACCCCAACCGCCCCATGCTGGCCGTGTCCTTCAAGATTCTTTCCGGTGAGTACAAGAACCAGCGCCTGTTCATGAACCGTGTTCTGTACGGCACCAAGAACGATAAGAACATGATCGCTTCCGCTATGGGCTTCCTTGAAAAGCTGGATTCCGGTATTCCCGTCAGCTTCACCAGCTATAAGCAGTTTGCCCAGCTTGTTCTTGATGTGGCGGAAGCCATTGATGGAAACTTGGAATATGCGGTGGACTACGATGATTCCCGCTTCAATTCCATCACCGTTGAAGAAGTTTTCGAGGTTGAAAACTGACCCAAAATTTTTTACAATCAAATCGAGCACATATAGTGCTTGATGCGGTTTTGAACCTTAACTTTCAAGCACAAACTGTGGGGCTTCGGCCCCACAATGGCCCCAAGTGAAAGCCTTCCCGTGGCGGGGCTGATAAGGCGGAAACGCTGACCGATTTCACAAAAGCTGAAAGGATGTGAGTTGATGATCTTCTATGATTTTGAGGTTTTCCGGTATGACTGGCTGGTTGTCCTGATCGACCTGAACGCCCGAAAAGAAACCGTGATTATCAACGATCCCGACAAGCTGAAACGCTTCTATGAGGAACACAAGGGTGTGATTTGGGCCGGTTACAATTCCCGGAACTATGATCAGTACATCCTGAAGGCCATTCTGTGTGGGTTTGATCCAAAGCCTGTGAATGATTGGATCATTGCAGAGGATAAACCCGGTTACAGATATTCAAGCCTGTTCAGAGAATACCCGCTGATCAATTATGATGTGATGCCGAACCCGCCAATCAGCCTGAAAGCGCTGGAAGCGTTCATGGGCCATTCCATTAAAGAAACTTCTGTTCCCTTCGACATTGACCGGCCTTTGACTGAAGCAGAGTTGGCCGAAACGGTCAAATATTGCCGCCATGATGTGGAACAGACGGTGGAAGTGTGGTTACGGCGGAAGGAAGATGAATTTGATGCCCAAATGTCACTTGTGAAGGCGTTTCACCTTCCCATTTCTGACATTGGCCGCACCAAAGCACAGCTTTCCGCCAAAATCCTTGGGGCCGTTCAAAGGGAACACAATGATGAATTTGAAATTGAGTTCCCGCCCAGCTTGCGGATCGAAAAATACACGGAAGTTTTGAATTGGTACAAGAACCCCTTGAACCGTGATTATTCCAAAACTCTTGAACTGGATGTGGCCGGGGTTCCCCATGTGTTCGCTTGGGGTGGCCTTCACGGGGCCATTCCCAAATATCACGGGGAAGGTTGGTTTGTCAATGTGGATGTGGCTTCCTATTACCCGTCTTTGATGCTGGTTTATAAGTGGCTTTCCCGTAATGTTCACGATCCTTCCAAGTATGCGGAAATCTATCACACCCGCCTGAAGCTGAAGGCGGAGAAGAACCCCATGCAACAGCCTTATAAGATTGTTCTGAACAGCACCTATGGCGCTATGAAGGATAAGCACAATGCCATGTATGACCCCCGGCAAGCCAACAATGTTTGTGTGGGCGGTCAGCTTCTTCTTCTGGATTTGATTGAACGGCTGGAAGATCATTGTGAAATCATCCAGAGCAACACAGATGGTATTTTGGTCAAACTTCGCCGGTATGAAGATTTTGAAATGCTGGACGATCTGTGTTGGGAGTGGGAGCAAAGAACCGGGATGCGCCTTGAATTTGATGAATTTCAAAAGGTGTATCAGAAGGATGTGAACAATTACATCATTGTTCCTTCCGGGCCGCTTCGTGATGAAAAAGGGAAACCCCGCTGGAAGTGCAAGGGCGCCTATGTCAAAAAACTGTCTGATCTGGATTATGACCTTCCCATTGTCAACCGGGCCATTGTGAACTATTTCCTTCAGGGGATCAGCCCGGAAACAACCATCATGGAATGTTCCAATCTTCGAGATTTTCAGAAGGTTGTGAAGGTGTCCAGCAAGTACAAATATGCCCTTTATTCCCCGGTGATTACGGAAGCCAAGATCAGGGATGAAAAAGGCCGTTCTAAGAAAATCACCCGCTTCAGCGGTGGTGAGGTTCAGACGGATAAAACCTTCCGGGTGTTCGCTTCCAAGGATCAGAGCAAGGGCGGAATCTTCAAGGTTTCCGGGAAAATCGTCAAGGGCCGGGAAAAGAACCCTGAAAAGTTCGGCAACACCCCGGATCATTGTTTCTTCATCAATGATGATGTGACCAACCTTCCTATCCCGGATGAACTGGACAAGCAATATTACATTGATGTTGCTTGGGATCGGTTGAAAGATTTCGGGGTGGAGCGATGAACAATAAAACCTTTCGGGGGGGGGAGCGTTGAAGCATGGAACTGTTTAGGGGCTATGTGCCTACCAGAAACAAACAATGCCTTGAAAAGTTCAAAGGCGTTGAAAAATTGAAAACCCGTTCTGAAGTCCAAGACCTTGATGAATACGCCGGTATTCTTGGGGAAGAAACCATCCTGATTGATGTGGACGATGCGGAAACATCTGAACTTTTGTTCAGAATTGTTCAGGATTTAGAACTGAAGTGCAGAGTGTACGCCACCACACGGGGAAAACACTTCTTGTTCAAGAACTGTGGTGTTAAAAAAAGCTGGACGAAATGCACCTTGGCCGTGGGTATCACCACGGATGGAAAGGTTGGAGCCAATAACAGCTATGAAATCTTGAAGTCCGGTGGCGTGGAACGGCCCATTCTGTATGACTTCCCTGAAGGGGAGATTCAGGAACTTCCCAAGTGGCTGACCCCAGTAAAAAGCAACTATGATTTCCCGAACCTTGGGGAAGGTGATGGGCGGAACCAAACCCTGTTCAACTACATTCTGACCCTTCAGAGTGACGATTTCACCAAGGAAGAAGCCCGTGAATGTATCAGGCTGATTAACCGTTATGTGCTGAAGAAGCCCCTTTCCGACAAGGAACTTGATGTGATCCTTCGGGATGATGCCTTCAAGAAAACATCCTTCTTCCGGGATAAAACCTTCCTGTTTGATAAGTTCGCCACCTACCTGAAGAACAACAACCATATTGTGAAGATCAATAACCAGCTTCACATTTACAAGGATGGTATCTATGTTTCCGGTGCCGGTGAAATTGAAGGGGCCATGATCAAGCTGATCAGCAACCTGAAACGGGCGTGGCGTTCGGAAGTCCTGTCCTATCTGGAAATCATGATTGAGGAAAACACCAAGGCCACCAACCCGAATATCATTGCTTTCAGCAACGGCCTTTACAATATCCGGGATGGTTCCTTCAAAGAGTTCACCCCGGATGTGGTCATTACAAACAAAATCCCGTGGCCGTACAACCCCGCCGCCCATGATGATCTGTTGGATCATACCCTGAACCGGCTGGCCTGTGATGATCCTGAAGTTCGGGCCTTGCTGGAAGAAATGGTGGGCTATTGTATGTACCGCCGCAACGAACTTGGCAAAGCCTTCATCCTGATTGGCGATAAGAGCAACGGCAAATCCACCTTCCTTCATGTGGTGAAGAACCTTCTTGGAGATCAGAACATTGCTTCCCTTGACCTGAAGGAATTAGGTGATAGGTTCAAAACCGCTGAACTGTTCGGCAAGCTGGCAAACATCGGTGATGATATTGGTGATGAATTTATTGCCAATGCTTCCGTGTTCAAGAAGCTGGTCACGGGTGATCGGGTGAATGTGGAGCGTAAAGGCCAAGATCCATTTGAGTTCAACAATTATTCCAAGTTCCTGTTCAGCGCCAACAATATTCCCCGTATCAAGGACAAAACCGGAGCCGTTCAGCGGCGTTTGGTGATCGTTCCCTTCGATGCCAAGTTCACCCCCAATGATGCAGACTTCCGCCCATTCATCAAGGATGAACTGTGTGAACAGGGTTCAATGGAATATCTGGCCTTGCTTGGCCTTCAGGGGTTGAAGCGGGTTCTTGGGAACGCACAGTTCACCACTTCCAGCAGAGTTCAGGGGCAGTTGGACGAGTATGAGGAAAACAACAACCCCATTATTGGGTTCATCAATGAAGTGGGCCTTGACGGGATTGAAAATGAAGCCACCGATTCCGTGTATCGCCGGTATAAGGAATATTGCATTGCAAACAACTTCCAAGCCCTTTCCAAGATTGAGTTTTCCCGGCAGATCACAAAACGCTGTGGCTTCACAACGGTTCCCAAGTGGATCAGAAACCGGAAAACCCGTGTATTTGTGAAAGGCGGTGACACAGAATGAGTGGTTCCAAGAAGGTGTTCACCACTTTGGGCAGTTCCAACCATGTTCCTGAAGAACGAGAAGCATTTGATTACTACGCCACCGATCCAAGGGCCGTGGAAATGCTTCTGGAACTGGAACAGTTTTCCCCGGTCATTTGGGAACCTGCCTGTGGGGAAGGCCATATTTCCAAGGTGCTTCAGGCCCACGGTTATGAAGTCATTTCAACTGATCTGATTTACCGGGGCTTCGGTGATCCTGAACCGTTGGATTTCCTGAAGGAAACGCTGGACGATTTTGAAGGCGATATAATCACAAACCCGCCATATTCAATGGGGCTTGAATTTGTTCAAAGGGCGCTTGAAAGCGTCCGCCCCGGTGGGAAAGTGGCTATGTTCCTGAAGGTTCAGTTCTTGGAGGGGCAAAAACGGGGTGAGTTCTTCAGGCATACCCCCCCCGAAAAGTTTATATCAGCCGTTCCCGGCTGGCCTGTTATAAAAACGGTGATATGACCGGGAAACCGGAAAGCGCCATTGCCTATGCGTGGTATGTGTGGGAAAAGGGCTTCACCGGTGATCCGGTGATCAAATGGTTCAACTGAAAGAAAGGATGATTTCAATGTTACCTAAAACCAAAACGGAACGCCATTCCGATATTTGCAAGGAAATCAATGCCTTGTACGCCATGAAAAATCATGACTATGGTGACAGCTTTCACCAGACCTTCACGGAAGAAGGAATGGCAATGCCCCGGATCAGACTTGGGGATAAGCTGGCCCGGTTCAAGAGCCTGACCAAATCCGAGGTTCAGGAAGTCAAGGATGAATCTATCCGTGATACCCTGATTGACCTTGCCAATTACGCCATTATGACGGTTCTTGAACTGGACGATCTGAAAGCGGAGGAACACGCCGATGAACGCTAACCGTTATATGCGGGATTCCTTGCGAACCGCTGATCGTTCCAACATGGATCGGCTGAAGCTGGAATGTGCCTTGGGCCTTTGCGGTGAAGCCGGTGAAGTGGCCGAACAGGTGAAGAAACATTTCTTCCACGGCCATGAACTGGACAAGCGCCACATGATTGAAGAACTTGGTGATGTGGCTTGGTATTTGGCCGTTCTGTGTGATGCCATTGGTTCTGACCTTGATACGGTCATGGAAGAAAACTTGAAAAAGCTGGAACAGCGTTACCCTGAAGGGTTCGATCCTTACCGGTCACAGCACCGGAATGAATTGGGAGGTTGAAGAAAATGAAAATTATCAAGCCTGATGTGCAGTTCATCACCCCGATTGATGGGGCCACCATTCTGAAGCGGCTGGAACAATGTGGCCGTGTCTGCTACAAGTCCGAGGATAAGATCACGGAAGGTTCCGCTGAAAAGTTCGTTGCCGGGATCATCAAGCGTGGGCATGAAGCGGTTCTGGAACATTGTTCCTTCACGGTGAAGTTTATCTGTGATCGTGGGGTTTCCCACGAAATTGTTCGCCACAGAATGGCTTCCTACTGTCAGGAATCCACCCGCTATTGCAATTACGGCAAAGGCAAGTTCGGTGAGGAAATCACGGTGATTGAACCCTGTTTTTGGGATAAGAATTCTTTGGCTGACAAGGTGAAAATGGATTGTTGGCGTATCGCTATGCGTGATGCTGAAGATGCCTATTTTGCTTTGCTGGATGAAGGATGCACACCGCAAGAAGCCCGTTCGGTTCTGCCCAACAGCCTGAAAACGGAAGTGGTCATGACGGCCAACATTCGTGAATGGCGGCATTTCCTGAAGTTGCGCTGTTCACCCGCCGCACATCCGCAGATGCGGGAAGTGGCCTTGATCCTGTTGGACAAGGTTCATTGGCTGATTCCGGTATGCTTCGATGATATTTGGAGTGAATACCATGCCGATGTTTAAGAAGTCCGGTGGTAAAATCTTCGCCGTTCAGTTCAACAAAGCTGAAGAACGGGCCTTGGATCAGGAAATCAAGAAACAGATTGTGGAAAATGATCGGGCCTTTGACATGGACAAAGAATCATCCATCCTGTGGATGCTTCACACCCAATTTGGCTTTGGCCCAAAGCGCCTGAAACTGGCGTGGAAGCTGTTCTATGCCGAAACCCGGAAGCTACGGGAATATTACCTGATGGAACAGGCCGATGATGGGTGGTTGGCCCGTAAAAAGCTAAAGGACATTGGGTGTGACATTGAAGAATGGTACAGAGAAGAAGGAGGGAAAACCGATGCCTAAACCTTGGGAAAATGCTGAAGGGTATCACGATCCGACAGCCTACCACGGCACAAAGAATATCATCCGTGACGAGGATGAACAGCAGAAGCGGGTGAACACCCTGATCTTCGTCCTGAAGTACATCACCCGTTTAGCGGGGTTTGAACTTCTGAACCGTATCGAAATCAAAGACCGTAAGACCGGGAGGGAATACCGATGAAAAAGATTTATTCCTTTCTATTTCAGAAACATGATATTGGTTTTATGCGGTTCTGTTATGCAATGTTATTCCCGTGTGCGCTATCATCTGAATTTTGCCGGTGTTGGATGGTGTTTATGTCATTCGTCCTTGCATTGGTTGTTCAGGGAAATGTTAAAGGCTGGAACCGAATTTGCTAACCAATATTCTTCAGTAGGGGTTGGAACAGCGTGTGGAACAGGTATGGAATAGATGTTTTTTCTATATCTGTTCCGCACGAAAACCCTTGATATATCAGGCTTTTTCAGTTGTTTTCAGGGAACGGAACAGATGGAACAGATGTAAATATACTTTCTTCTTATAAAGAAAAAAATATATAAGAAATGTGTATATAAGGAACTGCCCGTTTTATCTGTTCCATGCGTTCCAAAGTCCTGAAATCACTTGATTTTTCAGCATTTATTAACGGTACAGATGCAATGAAAACGGAACAGACCACCGCAGAAAGGATGTGTTACATAGTGAATGACAAAGACCTTTCCCAACAGGCCAAAGAATACTTTGCCCAAATCAGGAAAACGGATCGTTTGATCCATCGGCTTGATAGTACCATTGCAACCTTGCGTTCCAGCTTGACTTCTACCGGAAGCCAACTGAAGCAGGACAAGGTTCAAACTTCAGGCCCCAAGAATACCCTTGAAGAAACCATCACCAAGATCATTGACCTTGAAGCCAAGATCAATGCCCGGATTGATGAACTTGTGAGCATGAAACAGGAAGCGTTCACCATGATCAACCGGATTCCTGACCTTGATCAGCAAAATATTCTGATCGGGCGCTATATTCAGTTGAAAAAATGGGAAGATATTTCTGAAGAACTGAATTATTCTATGCAATGGGTTTTTGAACTTCACGGAAAGGGTTTACTTGCTTTTGCCAAGGCAAACAGCGACTTTCTAAACAACCGAGAAAACCAGAGTGCCACCGGTTCCAAACAGAGTAAAGAATCGGTAGAATAGTAAATAAGAAATTGCGCCTACGGGAAACCGGGGCGCTTTTTCTATGCCTGATGAAAGGGGTGAATACCTGTGACACCAAGACAGCGGAAGTTCTGTGATGAATACCTGATCAGCGGCAACGCTACGGATGCGGCAATCAAGGCGGGGTATTCGCCCAAGACCGCAAAGCAGACGGGTTCTGAAAACCTTGCAAAACCTGACTTGAAAGCGTACATCGAAACCGAACTTGAAAAACTTCATTCGGCCAAGATCGCTGATGCTGAAGAAGTCATGAAATACCTGACTTCGGTAATGCGGGGTGAACATACTGAAGAAATTCCGATCCTGTGCGGTAACGGTTGCCAAGAGTTGACGCAGAAAGAGGTTGGAGCCAAGGAAAGACTGAAGGCCGCTGAACTGATCGGCAAGCGTTATGGTATGTTCACGGACAAAGTAGGTGTGGAAGGGGCCGTTCCGGTGATTATCACGGGGGATGATCAACTTGAAGATTAGCCCACAGGCCAAGCGGGTTCACCTTCCTGAAGTAGTTGGTAAGGGTTACGGAACCTTCTGGAACTTCAAAGGCCGTTACCGGGTGTGTAAGGGAAGCCGTGCTTCCAAGAAATCCAAGACAACGGCCCTGAACATCATCAAACGGATGATGCAATACCCGGAAGCCAATACCCTTGTGGTTCGTAAGGTGTTCAGAACCTTGAAAGATTCCTGTTTCACCGAACTGAAATGGGCAATCAACCGCCTTGGGGTTTCAGCCTATTGGGAAATCAAGGAAAGCCCCCTTGAAATGACTTACCTTCCCACCGGTCAGAAGATTTACTTCCGGGGCCTTGATGATTCCCTGAAGGTCACTTCAATTACGATTGAAATAGGGTTTTTGTGCTGGTGCTGGATTGAAGAAGCATACGAAATCATGAATGAAGCTGATTTTGATATGCTGGATGAATCCATCCGTGGTGCTATCCCGGAAGAAACCGGCCTGTTCAAGCAAATCACGCTGACATTCAACCCGTGGAACGAAAAGCATTGGATCAGAAAACGCTTCTTCGGGGAGATCACCGGTAAGGATGCCCAAGGGAACCCCACATACAAGTTCCATGATAGCTGGATCAGCCCGGATGGGCAGATTTACGCCACAACCACCAATTACCTGTGTAATGAATGGCTGGACACGGCGGATTTGAAGGTGTTCAACACCATGAAGGAAAACAACCCCCGCCGCTACAAGGTGGCTGGCCTTGGGGGTTGGGGCATTGTGGATGGCCTGATTTTCGATAATTGGCGGGAAGAAGCCTTTGATTATCTGGCTATTTCCAAGAAGCCTGATGTGAAAAGCGCCTTCGGCCTTGACTTCGGTTATACCAACGATCCAACGGCCCTGTTCTGTGGGCTGGTGAGTGAGAAGGAAAGAACCATTTGGGTGTTTGATGAACTGTATGAAAAGGCCCTGACGAACCGGGCAATCTGTGACCGGATCACCGGCATGGGCTACGGCAAGGAACGGATCAAGGCCGATTGTGCCGAACCCAAGAGCATTGATGAATTGCGGGATGCTGGCCTTCATCGTATCAGAGCCGCCCGGAAGGGCAAGGACAGCGTGAACAACGGAATCCAGTACATTCAGGGTTACACCATCATTGTTCATCCCCGATGCGTGAACTTCATCACAGAGATTTCAAACTACACATGGGCAGAAGATAAGTTCGGGGCCAAGATCAATGTTCCCATTGATGATTTCAACCACCTTATGGACGCTATGCGTTACGGGCTGGAAGATATGTTGGTTGGCCCCGCCTTCAGCTTCGACTAACAACATGATAGTAACAAAATCCCCCGGAAATCGTGTGATTCCGGGGGATTGCAATTATTAAGCAATGAAGAAAGGCGGTAAGTGAATATGTTTCTGGATAACGCTATGGAGCGTATCAACCGCCTGATCCTTCAGGGTGGGCGAAACGGCATGACTGAACTTCAGTTTTACGCCGCTGAAATCCGTGAATGGAAGAACAGCCTGAAGCGCATGGATCAGATCAAAGGCGCTGACTACTATGAAGGCCGTCATGACATTCTGAACCGGAAGCGCACAATCATTGGTGCTGATGGCAAACTTCAGGAAGTGGACAATCTTCCGAACAACCGCCTGATTGATAACCAATATGCCCTGATGGTGGATCAGAAAACCAACTACCTTGTGGGCAAGCCCTTCACGGTGAACTGTCAGAACAAAGCCTATGCGGACGCTTTGAACAATGTGTTCAATAAGCGGTTCCATCGGCTTCTGAAGTATGTTTGTGAAGATGCCTTGAATGGTGGCCTTGGCTGGTTGTTCCCGTTCTATGACAAAAAGGGCAATCTGGCCTTCAAACATTTCCCGGCCTATGAAGTTCTTCCGTTTTGGGCTGACGATGATCACACCATCCTTGATTCTGCTATCCGTCTTTACCCGCAGGAAGTGTGGGATGGATATACCAAGAAAATCATTGAACGGGTTGAACTGTTCAAGACCGATGGCCTTTACCGGTATATCTATGATGGAAGTGAACTGAAGCCTGATGTGGAAGCCGGGGAACATGAAAGCTACTTCACCATTGAGGAAGAAGGCAAGGAACCCACCGAATTGAATTGGGAACGGATTCCCCTGATTCCGTTCAAGTATAACAAACAGGAAATCCCCCTGATTCGCCGTGTGAAAACCCTTCAGGACGGAATCAACACCATGATTTCCGACTTTGAAAACAATATGCAAGAGGACGCACGGAACACCATCCTGATCCTGAAGAATTACGATGGTGAAAATCTTGGTGAGTTCCGCCGCAACCTTGCCACCTTCGGAGCCGTGAAGGTTCGTGATGATGGTGATGTTACCACCCTGACGGTGGAAGTCAGTTCCGAGAACTACAAGGCCATTTTGGATGTGTTCAAGAAAGCCCTGATTGAAAATGCCCGTGGCTACGATGCCAAAGATGATCGCCTGTCCGGGAATCCCAATCAGATGAACATTCAATCCATGTATTCTGACATTGACCTTGACGCAAACGGCATGGAAACCGAGTTCCAAGCGGCCTTTGAAGAACTGTTGTGGTTCATCAACAACCACTTCAGCAACACCGGCGTTGGAGATTTCACGGATGATGTGGCGATTGTGTTCAACAGGGATATTCTGATCAATGAATCGGAATCCATTGAAAACTGTTCCAAGTCCGTTGGTATTCTGTCCAATGAAACCATTGTGGAACAGCACCCGTGGGTTACGGATGTTGAAGCAGAAATGGCCCGGTTGCAGAAGGAAAAGGAAGAAGCTATGGCACAGGCACAGGAATACGCCGGGGCCTTCCAGACCGGCAACCCGAACCAAGGTGATGATGGTGGGGGCGAATAACCCCCGCCGTTTCACAATATACGCCGGGGCAGACATTGAGTGTGGCGGGGTGCTATTACTCCTACCCGCCAAAGGGTGAAATTCCCTTCCCCGGCCCATCATGGCCCGTTGGTCAAGTGGTCAAGACACCGCCCTTTCACGGCGGTAACGCCGGTTCGATCCCGGCACGGGCTACCAAGGCCACAAAGGAAGGAACCAAAATTCAGCAAGGCGCAAGCCCCTGTGAAGAAACAGCGTGGCCTAATAAGCTGAAGTGGATGGAATAGGCAGACACGGCGGATTCAAAATCCGTTGCCGCAAGGCGTGTGGGTTCAAATCCCACCTTCAGCACCATTTTTCAGGATTGGAGGAACCGCCCATGAGAAATGCGGACTATTGGCGTGGACGGTTTTCCATCTTGGAGGACAGCGCCCACCGAGAAGCCCAGCGAACCATTCAGGACATGGAAGAACTGTATTTGGATGCCCAGCGTTTAGTTCAGAAGGAAATTGAAAGCTGGTATGCCCGTTTTGCGGTGAACAACCAAATCAGCCTGACCGATGCCCGGAAATGGTTGACCGCTGGACAGCTTGAAGAATTTCATTGGAGTGTTGAACAGTATATCAAGATCGGTGAACAGGCCGGGTTGGATGCGGCATGGCTGAAGAAGCTGGAAAATGCGTCCGCCCGGTTCCACATTTCCCGCCTTGAAGCTGTTCAGACAGGTATTCAGCAACAGCTTGAATTGCTGTACGGCAATCAGGTTGATAGTCTGGATGCCCTGTTGAAGAAGGTTGTGGGTAACGGCTACACCCACACAGCCTTTGAGGTTCAGAAGGGCGTGGGCCTTGGTTGGGATATTACCGGGCTGGATCAGAAGAAACTTGAAACCTTGCTTTCAAAGCCTTGGACAACGGACGGGCGAACCTTCCGGGATCGCTGTTGGCTGAACAAGAATGATTTGGTGGGTTCGGTCAGTAAGAGCCTGACGCAAGGGCTTCTTCGGGGTGATTCCCCGGCCAAGATCACCACGGCCATTCAGAAGCAGTTTGGGGTTCATCGGTATAAGGCGGGGCGGTTGGTCAACACCGAAACCACCTATTTCAACGCCGTTGCCACCAAGGAATGTTACAAGGATTTGGATGTTGAAATGGTGGAAATCATTGAAACGCTGGATTCCCATACCTGTTCCATTTGTGGTGGGCTTGATGGTAAGGTGATCCCCATTTCTCAATATGAACCCGGCGTGACTGTGCCGCCATTCCACCCCAACTGTCGAGGAACTACGGCCCCGGCCATTGATCCCAAGTATGCCGGTGAAAGAGCCGCCCGGAACGCTGATGGGGATGTGTACTATGTTCCCGCCAACATGAAATATGCTGATTGGGTTCAGACCTTCGTGAACAATGGTTCCAAGGCTGGCTTGACCGTTGCAACCGGGGCCGCTATAATTAAGGCAAAACGGGCGTTGGAAACCCTGAAGCCTGAAATGTTCCCGGAATATCTGACCGATAAGAAGGAACTGAAGAATACCAAAACCTTGATGGAGTATGTCAACGGGTGTGAAAATGCTGATCCTGATGTGGTGGCCCTTTATGCAAAGATGGGCGATATGGAGAATATCAGGGCCAATGGAATCCCCATGAAGGTTTCCCACGGAAAAAATCATGCGGTCAATTATCGCTATTATACCCGGAATGATCAGCTTGCGGAAGCTGAATTGATTATTCCAAAGTTGGCCGGTGATGATTTGACCGGGCAAGTGGTGACAACGCTTCATGAAGAAATGCACCTGATGGATATGTTCAACCGGGCAGACCCGGCCAAATATTCCGGTTGGTTCAGTTCCAGCAATGCAAAGTTGAGCGCCTTTTTTCAAAAAACCAATACCGATATTGCAGATGATATTGATGCTTTGTTTGAAGCCTTCGACAAGGAATGTGAGCGTATTGCGGCGGAAATCAACGCAGAGTTGAGAACCGCCACTTCCGCCCTGAACGATCAATATTATGCAAGGGCTATTTCCTATGCGAACTACAAAAAAGAGTTCAATAGGCTGAAACGGGAAGCAAGCGAACAGATTGATTACCAATGCCGAAATGCTATGGGTGGCGGTATCAGTTCCCTTGAAGATATTTATGATGCGCTTTCCGGTGGTTCTGCCCGTGATGCCGGTGTTGTGAGATACGGCCACGGTTCCCAATATTACCGTAATGTTGGGAAGCGTTCTGAAGAAACCCTTGCCAACTATGGAGCCTTGGCGATTGTCCGCCCTGATTTGGTGGATATGCTACGCAAGGACAAACCGGAATTGGTGGAAGCCTTGGATGAAGTTATTCAGGAAATGTTGAAGAAAGTGGGTGGTTAAGTGGATCAAGAAAAAAAGCTGATGAAGGTTCATCAACTTCTTACTGAAGTTTCTGATGTGCTGGTGGATCGCTTCTTTGATCTGGATAGCGAAAACCTTCTTGATGAAAAAATTGAAGTGCTGACCGCCCTGAAGAACGGCAAGAAGCCTGAAGAAATCCCCAAGTATTACGCCATTCTGGAAAAGTTCACACCCGATCAGCATTGGGATTGAACCCAATATTGATGATTTGACCACCCCGGCCTTCTGGCCGGTGGTGGTTTTTTCATACCATCGCCGTTTTGGATTTGTGGGCGGTAAACAGAAATCTAAATAAAATCGTGGTTCCTAACCCACGGTAAAAAAGGATTTGGAGGTTATCACTATGACAAAGGAAAATCTGCTGGAATGGGGCTTGACCGAGGAACAGGCCAATAAGGTCATGGAGGGCCTGAACGGTTCCTTCGTTACCAAAAGCCGCTTCAATGAGGTCAACACCGAACTGACCAACGCAAAGAACACGATCAAAGAGCGTGACACCCAGCTTGAAACGCTGAAGAAGTCCACAGGTGACACCAAGGCGCTTCAGGATCAGATCACACAGCTTCAGACCGACAACGCCAACCAGAAGAAGGCCCATGAAGCCGAACTGAAGGCGCTGAAGATCAGCAACGCCGTTGATATGGCATTGACCGGAGCCAAGGCCAAGAACAACACCGCTGTTAAGGCGCTGATGGCTGATTTTCTTGCCAAGGCTGAACTGGCCGATGATGGCACGGTGAAGGGCTTGGGTGACGAAATCAAGAAGCTGGTGGACGGTCAGGACACGGCTTTTCTGTTTGACACTAAGGCCCCTGATAAGAAGTTCAAGGGTGCCAAGCCCGGTGAAAAGAGTGATACACCCCCGGCCGGTGATGATCCTTCCAAAATGACCTATGATGAACTGTGTCAGTATTTGGAAGCCCACCCGGATGCAAAGTTGGACTAACCAACACCCCTACAAATCTTATTTTTAGAAAGGAAGTTTTGAACTATGCCTAACAACAAGTTTGATTCCAAGAGTTTCAATGCTGAAGCGTTCAAGTACATGGTGGCCCGTGTTCCCAACCTGAACATGAACGAAATCAAGAAATCCCGTGCATTGGCCGCAAACCCTGACATTCAGGAAGTGTTCAGCGATCAGAACGGCACCGCCTACGCCCGTCTTGCCATGCGTGGCCTGATTGACGGTGATGCGGTGAACTATGACGGTTCTACCGACATTACCGCCACTTCCACCAAGACCTTTGAACAGGGCGTTGTGGTGGTTGGCCGTGCCAAGGCATGGAAAGAGCGTGATTTCTCCTATGATGTGACCGGTGGCGTTGATTTCATGGCGAATATCAGCGAACAGGTCGCACAGTACAAGGATGAACTGGATGAAGCCACCATTCTTTCCATCCTGAAGGGCATTTTTGCCATGTCCACCACCGATGCCAAGAACAAGGAATTTGTGGAGAAGCACACCACCACCGTTTCCGGTGCTATGACCGCCACCACCCTGAACACGGCGGCAAACAAGGCTTGCGGTGCGAACAAGAAGAAGTTCACTTTGGTTTTCTGCCATAGTGATGTTTCCACCGGCCTTGAAAACCTGAACCTGATCGAACGCCTGAAGTACACCGACAAGGACGGTATTCAGCGTGATTTGGAATTGGGTACTTGGAACGGCAAGCTGGTGATCGTCACCGATCAGATGCCCGTTTCTGAAGGCTATTTCGATGCCGATGCCAACACCACCGGCGCTTTGAAGATCGTCGCTTCTGGCACCCCCGCTGATGGCGAAATCCTTCTGTCCAAGGTCACGCCCTACTTCGGTTCCAAGACCCTTGCGGCCAATGATTATGTGGTTGCTGGTGTTCAGTACACCACCTACGCTATGGGTAACGGTGCCTTCTCTTATGAGGACATCGGCGTAAAGGTTCCCTATGAAATGGCCCGTGACCCCAAGACCAACGGCGGTGAGGATTTGCTGTATATGCGTCAGCGTAAGGTTTTCGCCCCCTTCGGCCTGTCCTATGAGAAGAAAACGCAGGCAAGCACCAGCCCCACGGCGGCTGAACTGGAAAACGGCGACAACTGGACGCTGGTTCATTCCGGTGAAAGCACCGCAAGTCAGCGTTCCTACATCAACCACAAGGCCATTCCCATTGCCCGGATTCTTTCCCGTGGCTAAAGGCGGTGAACCCCGTTGCGTGATAAAGCGGTTGCAATGCTAACGGCCCTTGGCGTGGCGGGGGCCGCTGATGATCCGCTGTTGGATATTGTCTTGAACAATGTTCAATGGCGGATCAAAAACCTTTCCAACCTTTCCGAAATCCCGGAGGGGTTGGAAAGTCTGGCCGTTTCTATGGCCGTGGGCGAATACCTGAACATGAAGAAGTGTTCTGGACAGCTTGAAGGGTTTGATTTGGATGCGGCGGTGAAATCCATTCAGGAAGGTGACACCAACATTACCTTTGCCCTTGGTGAAGGTAGTTCAACCCCTGAACAGAGGTTGAACAGCCTGATTGATCATCTGATCAACGGGCGCATTGGTGAAATCTACCGTTATAGGCGGTTGGTATGGTGAATAAGGCCGTGCGAACCGCCTTGGAACGGTTGTGGAAGGATCGGTGTTCTATCTTCATCCGTGAGGAAGTCACCGATCCTGTCACCCACCTGACGGATTCTGAAGAAAAGCCGCTTCTTCAGGATCAGCCGTGCAAGCTGTCTTTTGAAACATTAACTTCAACCAACGGGGATGAAGTGGCAACCGCCCAACAGGTGGTGAAGCTGTTCCTTTCCCCGGATGTGAAGGTTCCCGCAGGATGCAAGATCATTGTCACCCGTCCAAACGATGTGGAACGAACCTTCACCTATTCCCGTTCCGGTGAACCGGGTGTTTTCTCCAACCATCAAGAAATCATGCTTGAACCCTTCAGGGGGTGGGCCTGATGGGAAGATGGGGCCGGTGTGATTACCGGGAACTGAAGAAGCTGGATGAACGCCTTCAACAGCTTTCGGAAGTTGACATGGATCGGCTTTGCCGGGATGCCGCCAAGAAGGTTGCCCAAATCCTTCTGAATAAGGTGAAGAAAAGAACCCCGGTTGGCGTGGTTCCGTCCTATGCTACGGATGAAGCCAAGCAGGAATATTGGGCCGGTTACAGCGGTGGTTCCTTGCGTGATGCTTGGACGATCCTTCCCATTGAAAAACATGGGGATCAGTACACCGTGACCATCATCAACAACTTGGAATATGCGTCCTATGTGGAATACGGCCACCGGCAAACACCGGGGCACTATGTTCCCGCCTTGGGAAAGACCCTGAAGGCAAGTTGGGTGAAGGGGCGGTTCATGCTGACGATTTCCGAACAGGAAGTGAAAACCTTGGCCCCGTCCATTCTGAATGATATGTTGTATGACGCTTTGAAGGGGGTGTTCAGTTGATCAATGAAATCATCAAAGGTGTTTCCATGAAGCTGAACGCCACCTTTGGAGCCGGGTACAAAATCTATCAGAATGATGTGGAACAGGGCTTCAAGGAACCCTGTTTTTTCATTGCTGTCCTGAAGCCTGACATTTCCCCGTTGCAGAAGAACCGATTCATGAACCGGAACCCGCTGGATGTTCACTATTTCCCAACCAGCGGGAGAAACAACGCTGAATTGTTCACTATGGCCGGGGATTTGATGGAATGTTTGGAGTTCATCACCCTTCCCAATGGGGATGTGCTTCACGGAACTTCCATGAGTTATGAAGTGCAAGACGGGGTTCTTCACTTCTTCGTGAACTACAATTTGACACTTCGCAGAGAAACCGAGGAAACCGCAATGGAAACCTTGGAAACTACTGTGGAGCCAAAGAAAGGGTGATTGAATGGCTACCAGAAAGAAAGCCGCCACCGCACAGGAACCGACCATCACGGCCCCGGTGGTATTCCCCAAAGAACGGGTGTTGACCTTCAGGCGTTACGCTGACCGGCGTGATCTTCTGTCTGTCCTTTTGGAAGATGGGAAGGAATACACCTTCGATCAGATTGATGGGCTGATCAATGACTTTATGAAAGGTAAGGTGAAATAATATGGCCCTTGGCGGCGGCACCTTCTTGGTGCAGAACAAGGTTCTGCCCGGTGCATATATCAACTTCATTTCTGTGGCGCAGGCAAGCGCCACCCTTTCTGACCGTGGCATTGTCACCATCCCCCTTGCTATGAATTGGGGGCCTGAAGGCAAGATTTTCACGGTGGAACAGGCTGACTTTATCAAGAACAGTCAGAAAATTTTCGGCTATGCGTACACGGCGGATGAACTGAAGCCTATGCGTGAAATCTTCCTTCACGCCAAAACCGTTCATTTCTTCCGCCTTGGCACCAGCGGCGTGAAGGCGGCTAACACCTACGCAACGGCCAAATACCCCGGCACCCGTGGTAATGATCTTCGTACCGTTATCACGGCGAATGAAAACACCACAGAACAGAAGCCGCTGTTCGATGTGGCAACCTTCTTGGGAACCGTTCAGGTTGATCTTCAGGAAGGTGTGGCCGCTATCACCGATCTGAAGGCCAATGCCTATGTGGATTGGAAGTCCAGCGGAACCCTTTCTTTGACCGCTTCCTTGCCCCTAACGGGCGGCACCAATGGCACCGTGGCCGATTCCGACTATCAGACCTATCTTGATCAGGCGGAAGCGTACACCTTCAACGCTATGGGTTGCACCGAGAGCAAGGCCACCATCACCGCCCTGTTTGCGGCCTTCGCAAAGCGGATGCGTGATGATGTGGGCAAGAAGTTTCAGGTGGTTCTTTTCCAGAAGCTGGCCGATTATGAAGGCGTTGTGAGCGTCAAGAACGGCCTGACTTCCGACAAGACTTCCACCGCCCTGATCCCTTGGGTTACGGGCGTGATCGGCGGAACGGCGGTCAATAAGAGCGCCACCAACATGACCTATGATGGTGAATATGATGTTGATACCGATTTCACGCAGACCCAGCTTGAAAACGGTATCAAGGAAGGTTCCTTCATGTTCCATCGTGTGGATGAAGCGGTATGTGTCCTGACTGACATTAACAGCTTCATTTCCATCACGGATGAAAAGTCCAGTGACTTTTCCAGCAACCAGACGATCCGAGTTTTGGATCAGATCGCCAATGATATTGCCGTTCTGTTCGGCAAGAAGTATCTTGGCAAGGTTCCCAATGATGCCGCTGGCCGGATTTCCCTTTGGAACGATATTGTGAAGCACCACACGGAACTTCAGGATATTCGGGCCATTGAGAACTTCAGCGGCGAAAATGTGACGGTTGAAAAGGGCGATACCAAGAAATCCGTGGTGGTTACTGATTATGTGACCCCCGTGAACGCTATGGAACAGCTTTATATGACCGTCTATGTTCAGTAAGGAGGTACAACCATCATGGCAGATAGAACCATCATGAACGCCAAGGATGCTGTTTCCGCTTCCTTGGCTGAATGTTTCGTGACCATCGGGGATAACCGTTACAACTTCATGCAGGCTATCAACCTTGAAGCCAACTTTGAGAAGAACAAAACGGAAGTTCCCATTTTGGGCAAGACCGGCAAGGGCAATAAGGCCACCGGCTGGAAGGGTACGGGTTCCGCCACCTTCCACTATAACACTTCCATCTTCCGTGAGCTGATGAAGCGTTATAAGGACACCGGCGAGGATGTCTATTTTGACATTCAGGTGACAAATGAAGATCCCACTTCTTCCGTGGGCCGTCAGACCGTGATCCTGAAGGATTGCAATATGGACGGCGGCTTGCTTACCAAGTTTGATGCTGATGCGGAATACTTGGATGAAGATATGGACTTCACCTTTGAAGATTTCGAGATGCCCGAAACCTTCAGCCTTTTGGCCGGTATGCAGTAAGCAGAGCGCCCCGGCCTTACTTCGGTAGGGGCCGGGGCCTTTTTTCGTATCAAAATATAGGAGGAAAAAAACAATGAGCCTGTCCGCTTTTTTGGCTGAAAACGCCGTTCCCGTTGAGAACATCAAGTTTGTTGCTTCTAAACGCTTCTTGGGTGAGGATGGCAACCCCATTCCTTGGGAGATCAAGACCATCACCGGCACCGAGGATGAAGCCCTTCGGAAGTCCTGTGCCAAGCGTGTTCCGGTTCCCGGCAAGAAGAACCAGTATCAGAAGGAAACCGACTATGATCTTTACCTTGGCAAGCTGGCCGTGGCTTGTACCGTGTTCCCCAATCTGAATGATAAGGAACTTCAGGACAGCTACAAGGTCATGGGCGCTGATGCCCTTCTGAAAACCATGCTGACCCCCGGCGAATATGCCGAATACCTGACCAAGATTCAGGAAGTGTGTGGTTTTGATACCACCATGCAGGATGAGGTTGATGAAGCAAAAAACTAATCTGTGAAGGTGATGGTGAAGCGAACATTGCTTACTATTGCCTTCACGAACTTCATTTGACACCTTCCGCCTTTTATGCCTTGCCCCGCCGTGAACGGGCCTTCATCATTGCGGCCATTGATGTTCGGGTGGAAGCCGAAAAGAAGAAGCAGAAGGAAATTGAACGAAAACAGCGCCGGGGCCGCCACCATTAAGGCCCCGGCTTCTATTCTCCAAGAAAGGTGGTGATCCCTGTGGGAAATATCCGGGCCGCTATTGCCCTTTATGATGGTGTTACCAGCCCCCTTCAGAGTATGCACAAGGCAATGGGGGTTGTGCTGAACACCTTTGAAGCCATGCAACAGGCTTCCGGTAGAGCCGTTGACACGGCGGCAATCCGGGAAGCCCGTGAAGAATGGGCGAAAGCGGGAACCGCCTTTGATGCCATTGAAGAAAATATCAGGAATGCCAACAACGAACAGCAGAAGTTCAACAATTCCATCCGTGGGGGTAGCAATTCCGCCAACGGGCTTCTGTCCATTATCAAGAAAGTTGCCATTGCCGCTGGTGGTATCGCCGGGATCAATAAGGTGCTGAACATTTCGGATGAATTGGCAAGCACCAAGGCCCGGTTGAATTTGCTGGTGGATGATGGCGGTTCCGTGGAAGAACTGGAAAAGAAGATTATGGCTTCCGCCCAGCGTTCCCGATCCGTTTATTTTGACACCGCTTCCGCTGTTGCGAAACTTGGCCTGAACGCCGGTAACGCCTTCAACGGTGACATGGATCAGGTCATTGCCTTCATGGAACAGGTGAACAAACAGTTCGTTATTGGCGGTGCTACGGCCCAAGAGCAGAGCAACGCCATGATCCAGTTGACACAGGCAATGGCGGCGGGTGCGCTTCGTGGTGAAGAACTAAATTCCATTCTGGATGGTGCGCCGGGTATCGCAAGAGCCATTGAAAAATATATGGGCATTGCGGAAGGTTCCATCAAGTCTGTTGCACAGGAAGGCAAGGTAACGGCTGAAGTGGTGAAGAACGCCATGTTTGCTATGGCGGACGAAACCAACGCAAAGTTCGATTCCATGCCCAAGACTTGGGCGCAGATTTGGGCCGGGATGAAGAATCAGGCCCTTTCCATGTTCGCCCCGATCCTGACCAAAATCAATCAGATTGCCAATAGTTCCAAGTTCCAACAAGTGACCACGGCTCTGATCAATGGCCTTGCCGGGGTTGCCAATATTGCTTCTTCGGTGCTGGATATTCTGATTTCCATTGCTTCCGTGATCGTTGATAATTGGAGTTGGATTCAGCCTATTATCATGGGCATTGTGGCCGCTATGCTGATCTATAACGGTGTCATGTTGGTTGGAAATACCATTATGGCGGTTCAGGCCGCAGTTAAGGCAATTCACACAGCAATGACCACCGCTTGGAGCGTTGCCACCTTTACCGCAACAGCGGCCCAGCAGGGCCTAAATGCGGCGCTTTTGGCTTGCCCCCTTACATGGATCATCCTTCTGATTATCGCCGTGATTGCGGCTATCTATGCGGCTTGTGCGGCGGTTGCAAAGTTCACCGGTGTTGCCAATAGCGGCTTCGGTGTGATTTGCGGCGGAATCATGGTGGTGATCGCCTTCTTCAAAAACCTTGGCCTGTCCGTGGCGAATATCGCCTTGGGTATCTGGAATGCTTTGGGGGCCTGTGCTTCCAACATCGGAACGGCCTTCCACAATGTCATTTCCAATGTTCAGGGCTGGTTTTACAACCTTCTTTCCACAGCCCTTACCGTTGTGGCCGGTATCTGTGAAGCCCTGAACAAGTTGCCCTTTGTCGAGTTTGATTATTCCGGTATCACCAGCAAAGCAAGCGAATATGCGGCTAAATCCGCTGAAGCCTATGGCAATGTAGAGGAATACAAGAGCGTTGCCGATGCCTTCAATGAAGGAATGTCCACCTTTGACACCTTCCAAGATGGTTGGGCCGCTGATGCCTTTGCTTCCGGTGCCGCTTGGGGTGATGGCGTGGCCGATAAGGTTTCCGGTATGTTTGATTTTTCCGCTTTGGATTCTATGGGGGCTGATTCTTTGGATGCCTTCAACCTTGGCAATGATCTTGATAGCATTTACGGGAACACCGGCGATATTGCAAACAACACAGCGGCCACCGCTGATGCCTTGGATATTGCTGAAGAAGATTTGGCTTATCTTCGTGACATTGCGGAGCGTGAAGCAATCAACCGGTTCACTACCGCTGAAATCAAGGTTGAACAGCACAATGAAAACCACATTTCCAAAGATGCTGATTTGGATGGGATCATGGATGCTTGGGCCAATGACTTTGCTGAAAAGCTGGAAGTTTCTGAAGAAGGGGTGCATGAGTAATGGCATATAAACTGTATATGGCGGGAACGCTTATGCCCATCACCCCTTCCAAGGTGACGGTGAAGATCAACAACCAGAACAAGACCATGACCCTGATCAACGGGGAAGAAATCAACATTCTGAAGGCCGCTGGCCTTTCGGATGTGTCCTTTGAATTGGTTCTTCCCCAAGTGTCCTATCCCTTCAGTAACGGTGGGGCGCAAAGCGCCGCCTATTACCTGTCCTTGTTTGAACGGCTGAAGGTGAGCAAGACCCCGTTCCAATTCATTCTGAACCGGCAGAAGCCCGGTGGCGGGATGTTCCATTACACCAATTTGACCGTTGGCCTTGAAACCTATGAAATCACCGATGATGCCGGTGAAGGCTTTGATGTGAAGGTGAAGATCAACCTGAAACAGTACAGAGCCTATGGCACCAAGACCGTGACCGTGCAACCGGCCAAGACTTCCGGGGGAACCGCCACCGCAACGGTTAAGGCGGCACCCCGGCCCACCACAACGGCCCCGAAAGCCGCCACCTATACGGTGAAATCCGGTGATTGCCTTTGGAACATTGCCAAGAAGCAGTTGGGCAACGGGGCCGATTACACGAAAATCTATAATCTGAACAAGGACAAAATCAAGAACCCGAACCTGATCTATCCCGGTCAGGTTCTTACTTTGCCTTCCTGAAAGGGGTGATTCCGTTTGGCAGTTGAATTGTTCATCCAGCATAACAGCACCATTCAATTCCCTGTTGTCGAGGAAGGCGCACGGCTGACCTTGGAACGCAAGGGAACCCCCGGCAAGTTGGAGTTCACCGTTGTCAAGGGGCCGGGGCTGAACTTTGCTGAAGGTGATCCGGTGAAGCTGACTGTGAACGGAACCGCCATGTTCTATGGCTTTGTGTTCAAGAAGAAGCGTGACAAGGGCGGCACCATTGATGTTGTGGCCTATGATCAGTTGCGCTATCTGAAGAACAAGGACACCATCACGGAAGAAGGGCTGAAGGCTTCTGACCTTCTGAAGCGCATTGCAACAGATTTCCGGTTGAACCTTGGCACGGTGGAAGATACCGGTTATACCCTTGAAACCATCGTGGAAGAAAACCAAACCCTGTTTGATATGATCCAGAGCGCCCTTGATGAAACCCTGATGAATACCAAACAGCTTTATGTTCTATATGACGATGCCGGGAAGCTGACCCTGAAGAACATCAATACCATGAAGCTGAACCTTCTGATTGATGAAGAAACCGGGGAAAACTTCAGCTATGAATCCAGTATTGATGAACAGACCTATAACAAGATCAAGCTGGCCTATAACGATGAAAAAACCGGTAAGCGGGAATTGTTCATTGCACAGGACGGGGCGAAAATGAACCAATGGGGTGTTCTTCAGTATTTTGAAGAAGTTCAGACCAAAACGGGCGCTTCCGCCAAGGCGGATGCCCTGTTGAAGCTGTACGATCAGAAAACCCGCAAGCTGACCATTCAGAACGCTTTCGGTGATGTGCGGGTTCGTGCTGGAAGCGCCGTGGTAGTGGCCCTGAACCTTGGCGATATTGTCACCAACAATTATATGGTGGTGAACAAAGTCACCCACACCTTCAGGGGTGATGAACACATGATGGAACTTGACCTGATCGGGGGTGAATTTATTGCCTAATCCTGTTGAAGTGGTAAAACGGGCGGCGGTGGAAGCTGTGGAAGCCGGGAAACCGGTGAACATCCTGTTTGGAACTGTCCTTTCCGCTTCACCCTTGAAAATTCAGGTGGATCAGAAATCCATCTACACTTCCAAAATGCTAATCCTGACCCGGAATGTGACTGATTTTGAAGTTGATATGACGGTGAACCACAGCACCGAGGACAAGGGCGGTGGTTCTGGTGCGGCGGCTTATGAAGCCCACAAACACGCCTATGTTGGCAAGAAAACCTTCAAGGTTCACAACGCTTTGAAGGCCGGTGAAAAGGTGCTTCTGATCCGGGTTCAGCAAGGAAAGAAATTCGTGGTTATTGACCGAGTAAAGGGGGCTTGATGATGATTCCGCAAGTGCAGGATGATATTAAACAGGATTTCACCATTGAAACCATTCCAAGCCGTACTTTCAGGATGAACCACAACAACCTGACCATCATCGGCACCATTGATGAAATCCAAGCTGTGGAACAGGCGGTTTTTCTGATCCTGAACACAGAACGCTATGAATGGTTGATCCATTCTTGGGATTATGGGGTTGAACTTCATAATCTGATCGGGAAAGATGTGGAATATTGTATTCCCGAAATTGAACGCCGGGTTCGTGAAGCCTTGCTTCAGGATGATAGGATCACGGCGGTTCAGAACTTTGAATTTACGGTGAACAAAAAGAAAGTGCTGACTACCTTCACGGTGGTCAGCATTTTTGGCGAAATCAATGCAGAATTGGGGGTTGAAATCTGATGTATGAAGCACAGACCTATGAAGCAATCCTTTCCCGGATGCTTCAGAAGGCGCTTTCTATCAATGGCAATTTGGACACCCGTGAAGGTTCGTTGGTTTGGTGCGGTGATGCCCCCGCCGCCGTGGAATTGCAGAACCTTTATATTGCCCTTGATACGGTGCTGAATGAAACCTTTGCAGACACCGCAACCCGCCCTTATCTCATTTTGAGGGCGGCAGAAAGGGGGCTGAAACCGCAACCGGCAAGCCCCGCCGTGTTGCAGTTGAGCATTACACCAACCACCTTGCACCTTCCCATGAACACCCGCTTTTCCATTGGAGAACTGAACTATTATGTTTCGGCTGACCGTGGAAGTGGTAAGTATGAAATCACCTGTGAAACCGCTGGTGAAGCCGGTAATGACTACACCGGAACGGTGATTCCCATTGAGTATGTGGACGGGCTTGAAACCTGTTCCATTTCCGCCGTGGTGATCCCCGGTGAGGATGAAGAAGATACCGAGGTTTTCAGACAGCGTTACATGGATAGCCTGAACGCCCAAGCCTTCGGCGGCAACCGTGCGGATTATCTGGAAAAGGTGAACGCCATTCCCGGCGTGGGCGGTGTGAAGGTATATCGGGTTTGGAACAGCGATTTGAACCCGGCCAAGCTGATCCCGCCCACGGGAACCGACACTTGGATCAGCGGCCTTTCCGGTGTGTCCGAGGAAATCAAGGCGTGGTTGAATGCCGTGTATGCGGCGGGAGCCAATAGCAAGCTGACCGTGGGCGGAACCGTGAAGCTGGTGATCATCAACAGTTCCTTCAAGAAGCCTTCGGAAGCCCTTGTGGATCAGGTGCAGACCGCAGTTGACCCCCTTCAGAACGCCGGTGAAGGTGTGGGCATTGCCCCCATCGGCCATGTGGTGAGGGTTGAAGGCGTGGGTGAAGATACCATCAACCTTTCCTTCGATCTGTACTATCAGCGGGAATGGAGTTGGGATGATGTTTCCGCCTATGTCACGGAAGCAATCAACGGTTACTTCTTGGAACTGGCCCAAAGTTGGGCAGACCAGAATGAAGCCCTTGTGGTTCGTATCAGTCAGGTGGAAAGCCGCCTGTTGGGGATCACCGGTATTCTGGATATTGCCAACACAAAGATCAACGGTGAAGCGGCGAACTGTACCCTGACCCTTGACCACATTCCGGTTTTGGGAACCATTGAGCCGGGAACCATCGTGATCAGCGGATAAGGGGGCCGGGCGCATGGAACGCAAACTGATTGATTATCTTCCTTATGTCATTCGTGATTATGCGGAGTTTCAGGGGATCATGGGGAGCGAACAGCCGGAAATTGAAAAGGCATGGAATACCACGGATGATCTTCTTGATAATCAGTTCATTCCCACCGCTGGAAACATGGGCCTTTCCCGGTGGGAAAAGATTTTGGGGATTACCCCCAAAGGCACGGACAGTCTTGAAGATCGCCGGTTCCGTATTCTGACCCGGATCAATGAAGAACTTCCGTACACCTTGCCCCAGCTTCGGAACATCCTTGAAACGCTATGCGGGAAGGGTAACTATTCCGCTGATGTGGAAGAAGGCACCTATCAGCTTCTTGTGAAAATTGGGTTGGCCGCAAAGAACAACTTCAATGATGTTGAATCTTTGCTGAACCGGGTTGTTCCCCAAAACATGGTTGTGACCTTGCTTCAGCTTTATAACACCCATGCGGAACTTGGGCGGTTCACCCATGCCCAGCTTGCCGCCTATACCCATAATCAGTTGAGAAACGAGGTTTTGAAGAATGGCGAATAAAACAACCAACTACAAGCTGACTAAACCCCTTGAATCTGAATTTTATGATGTAGGGGTTCAGAATGAAAACATGGATAAGATTGATGCCCAAATGAAGGCCAATGCGGATGCCGTTGAAGCCCTTCAGAAAGGTCAATCCGGGAAGGCTGATCTGGTGGATGGTAAGGTTCCCGCCGAACAGCTTCCCAACATGAACTATGATCCCAAAGGTACGGCCCAAAACAAGGTGAGCGAACACAACCTTGATCAGACCGCCCACCCGTATCTGTTGAACCAGATCGGAACCTGTGTGGAAGCCGCACAGAACGCACAGGATGCCGCAAATGCGGCCTTGGAAGCTGTGTCCGGTATCGTCTATACCATCAATGTTCTTCCTTCGCAGAATGGCACCCTGACCTATAACGGACAGGCCCAAAGTCCTTCTTGGAACGCTTATAACCCCGATGCGCTGACCTTGGGCGGCGTGACTACCGGCACCAATGCTGGAACCTACACGGCCACTTTCACCCCGAAAGGGAAGTATAAGTGGGCAGACGGCACACAGACCGCCAAGGAAGTGACTTGGACGATCAGCGCCGCCACCATGACGATCCCCACGCAGAGCAACAGCCTTACTTATACCGGTTCGGCCCAAAGCCCCACTTGGAACAACTATGACAGCGGGAAAATGACGCTTGGCGGAACTACCAGCGGCACGAACGCCGGTTCCTACAATGCCACCTTCACGCCGAAAACGAACTACAAGTGGGCCGATGGAAGCACCGGGGCCAAAACCGTTGCTTGGAGTATTGCCAAGGCCGCTGGTAGTTTGTCTTTGAATAAGACTTCCATCAAACTGACCGCCGCAAAGACCACGGACACCATCACCGTGACAAGAGCCGGTAACGGCACAATCACGGCCACTTCCAATGCCCCTACGGTGGCTTCTGTGAGCGTTTCCGGTGGGGTGGTAACTGTTACCGCCAAGGGCAAAGGAAAAGCTACAATCACCGTCAGCGTGGCCGCTGGCACCAACCACACGGCCCCGGCCAATAAGACCTGTTCCGTTGAAGTGACATTGCCCACCAAGGTTCTGAACGATAACAGTTGGGCAACCATCCGGGAAGTCAGTTCCGCAGGTTTGGGGGCCAACTATTGGGCCGTTGGTGATGTGAAGGAAATCAAGATCAATGGCAAGGTGGGCAACACCACTTTTTCCAATTTGGCGGTCAATGCTTTCATTTTGGGGTTCAATCACAATTCGGCCCGTGAAGGCGGGAATAAGATCCATTTCCAGATTGGAAAAATTGGGAGTGCCGCCGTTGCCCTGTGTGACAGCAAATACAACACTAATATTTCCGGCACCGGTTATTTCAGTTGGAACACCAGCAACACGAACAGCGGTGGTTGGAACGCTTGCTATAAGCGGAAAACCCTTTATGGCAATGATGGAACCCCCACAAGCCCCTTGGCAAACAGTTTGATGGCGGCGCTTCCGTCTGACCTTCGTGCTGTGATGCAACCCGTGACCAAGTACACCGATAACACGGGCAATGGAAGCAACAGTTCCGGTAATGTTACAACTACTACCGATTACCTGTTTGATCTTTCCGAGTTTGAAGTCTTTGGTACGAGAAGCTACGCCAACCAGTATGAACAGAACTATCAGGCCCAGTATGATTATTACAAAGCTGGTAACACCAAGATTGCAAATAATCATACCGCCGTCACCACGGCGGTTTGGTGGGGCCTTCGTTCCCCTTATTACGGTAACAACGCCTATTTCGTTATTGTCTGGACGGATGGCTACAGCAACAGTTACTATGCCGGTAATTCTGGTGGGTTGCGGCCCGGCTTTGCCGCCTAATCCCCCGCAGGATGATCCCGCCCCTATCCCGCCGCCGAAAGGCGGCGGTTCCGGGAGGGGACCCCAAATAAAAATAATAATGGCGGCGTAAGCCGCCCGACGATTTTTTGAAAATGGGGGTTTTCCGGTAAAGTGCTATCATTTGACTGTCTTTTGAGTGCATACACCGGACAAAATCAGCCATACAATATCCATAAGCCTGTTTGAAGGGGGTATTGTATGGCAACAAACAAGCGTGTTTTCACCTTGCGCCTATCTGATGAAGTCTTTGACAAGATTGGGGCGCTTGCAACCCGTGAACACCGATCCATTACCAATTACATTGAATTTGTTCTTCTGAAACACTTGGAAGAAGTGGAAAAGGCGGAAGGAACGATCAATGTCGATAATTCACCCAAAGGGGTATAACTGAAAATGTCTGTCCTGAAGCAAAAGAGAACCACAAGCAAGGCCGAGTTCATCAACACGGCCAATCAGATTTATGTTGAAACCCTGAACTTCCTGACCCGTCTTTCAGCCCGGTATTCCCGGTTGATTGCGGAGCCGGTGGCAAAGCTGGCCGGTGAGATCATCGACCATGCGGAGAAGGCCAACAGTATCTTTCCTTCGGACAACCAGCGCATTGAAATGAGGAAGGCCCATCTTCTTGAAGCGCGGGCTTCCCTGATGGCGCTGGATGTTCGCTTGACCCATGTTTACCTGATTCTGAACCAGAACCCGGAAGGGGCCTTCACCACTTCCAAGGGGAATCCGGTGAAGTCACAGGATGCAATGGAAAAGCTGGATAAGATGGCCCAAAACTTGGGTGAACTGATCGACAAAGAAAACGAACTTCTGAAAGGAGCAATCAAAAATGTAACAGCAAAACAGAAATGATTTCCTATTAGGTGCGTGACTGTTAATGTTTCCTCTGGCGGTTTGGTGGGGCCTTCGTTCCCCTAATTACAATAACAACAACAATTTCGTTATTGTCTGGACGGATGGCAACAACAACAATAACAATGCCAATAATTCTGGTGGGTTGCGGCCCGGATTTTGCAGATATACACGGTCAAATGTAGTAACAGAAGGCAAACGGCTTTTCAGGTGAAAGACGACCGATGTAAAAGGAGTTGCGCTTCCTTGGGTGTAAATCCCTAAAACTGCCCTTTGATGCCCTTACACGGACGCTTCTTGCATGGTGGGTAATCGTGCCTTATCCCATTTCATGTGTGAGGGCAAAGCAATTTAGACGGCACCCTACAAGATATTTGTACGAGGGGCGAATACTTTTATTATGACAAGCCAAGAACGGCATGAAGCAAGGTTCCAGCGCCGCAAAGCAAAGCGGTTGGAACGAAAACAGGCCCGGTGTGATAGCCTTGGGCCAACGAATAAAATATTTTCCTATCGAAAGATGTTCTTCTATGGGAAAAAGTGCTGTAACGGGGTACGGTGGAAGCAAAGTGTTCAAAACTTTGAAGGCCACCTGTTTTCTGGTACGGCAACACGGCGGCGAACGGTGTTGGAACAGACTTGGAAGCCCAAATCCTGTTCCCATTTCACCCTTCGGGAACGGGGAAAAATCCGCCCGATAGATGCCCCGCACATTACGGATCGACAAATCCACAAAACCCTGTGTAATGAAGTCCTGATCCCGTTGTATTCACCTTCCATGATCTATGACAACGGGGCAAGCCAAAAGGGAAAGGGCCTTCATTGGCAGTTCAAACGGATCAAACAACAGCTTGGATGGCATTACCGGCGTTATGGCCGGGAAGGTGCTGTGTTGCTGTTGGATTTGAAAGGGTTCTTTCCAAATGCTTCCCACGCCCTGTTATATCAGCGGCACCGGGAATTGATTTTGAATCCTGAGCTTCAAAACTTGGCTGATACTGTGATTCAATATTCCCCATGCCCGACACCGGGCCGGGGGATGCCTTTGGGCGTGGAGCCTTCCCAACAGGAAATGGTGGCGTTACCAAGCAAAATTGACCAATGGATCAAGTGTCAGGCCCGTGTTCATTGCGCCGGTCATTACATGGATGATTACTATGCTTTCCTTCCCACGGTGGATGAAGCAAAGCTGATGGGCCATGAAATTGTAAGGCGTTTTGAAGCCGCTGGAATCCGAGTGAACAAGCGTAAGTGTAAGGTGATCCCGCTTACAAAGCCGTTCCGGTTCTGTAAAGCACGGTTCACCCTTACCGAAACCGGCAAGATCAAGGTGAATGGAAGCCGGGATGGAGTGAAACGGGCAAGGCGAAAGCTGAAGCTGTTTCACAAAGAGTTCAAAGAGGGAAAACGATCCTTCTTTGACATAGAACAATACATGGAGTGCCAAAGCGCCTATTACCGGAACTTCAACGATCATGGACGGTTGTTAAGGTTGCGGCGGCTTTACCATGCAATCTTTTTCGGAGGTGGACAATGTTTAGAATCATCAAAGCCGGGGCCGGTATCGGCCTGACCGAGAACCTGAACTACATCAAAAAAGCCGAAAATGGTTGCTATGTCCTTTGCCCGGAGCCTGACGCTTCGGGCATTGTTTTTGAGGGTGTAGCTTACCATTTGTTGGGCCGTGCCGCTATGAATGAACTGGAAACGGTGAGTTTGGAACAGACGGACGCAGGAAGCGAGATCACCAAGGCCACGGAAGCCGGTGGAATCGTCTTTGTAACCTTGGCGGAAGCCGGGAGCATTGACGCTGAAACGGCGGCGGAACACGCTGATTTGTTCGCTGAATGGGCTTTCCCTGTTGGCTACACGGTGGGGCAGATTCGCCGGTATAACGGAACCCTTTACAAGTGTGTTCAGGCCCATACTTCCCAAGCGGATTGGACACCGGACACGGCTTCCAGCCTGTGGAGCAAAACGAGTGATCCCGCTGAAGAATGGCCCGAATGGAGCCAACCGGTGGGAGCGCATGACGCTTATTCCAAGGGGGCAAAGGTGAGCCATAAGGAAAAGCATTGGATTTCCACGGTGGATTCCAATGTGTGGGAACCCGGTGTGTACGGGTGGGAGGAAAGCACGGATGGAGTATAAAACCTATGTTTGCCGTAAACGGGCGAGGTTCAAGGCGATTTGCGGACAAGTGAACATTCCGTATGGAACCACCCTGAATGGTCAGGGTGGTTTTTTGATCCTGAATGATCTTCCGGTGTGTTCGGCCACCAGCCAAAACGCCTATGACTTCTTCACACAGAATGATGATGGCATGGGGCAGGAACGGGGCGAACTGTTGAACCGGATCATTCCCAAGCTGGAAAAGCGTGATGCCGGGTATCAGGCCCGGTGGGGGAAGATTTGGGAAGATGCCCTTTGTCAGAAGTACAAGCGCCCGGATCAGGAAGAACATTGGATTTGGAACTTCGACTTCTATAACGGCCCCGTTGAAGATTTGCGCCACATTGCCGTCCTGATTGGGGCCTGACAGGAGGGGAAAGCCATGACAATTTATCAGGTGTTGTGCTTGATTGGTGTTCCCACCTTGATTTTGGCGGTATTCAAATACCTGTGGAGCCAAATCAAGCATAACACCGAGGATTCCAAGGCTTTGAAGGCCGGTATTCAGGCCCTTCTTCGGGCGCAGATGATCAGCGATTTCAATAAGTATTCCGAAAAAGGCTATGCCCCGATCTATGCACGGGATAATTTTGAAAATTGCTGGAAGCAGTATCATTCTTTGGGGGTGAATGGGGTGATGGACGATCTTCACAGAAAATTCTTGGAGTTGCCCACCGATCCCCCGGAAGAATGAGCAGACGAACCAAAAAGCCAAAGCGTGAGTTTTCCAAACTGATCTTGTATGTGGTGGGGGCCGTGACCGTTGGGGTTACGGCCTTCACCCTTATTATGATTTGGCGCACGGAAAACCTTGAACCGCTGGCCTATTTGATCCCCGCCATATTTGCTGAATTGGCAACCGCAACCGGGTTTTACTATTCCAAAGCCAAGGCCGAAAACCGGATCAAACTTCGGAAACTATACGGCCCTGAAATTTATAACGATGCAAAGGAGATTTGAACCATGCTGAACGCTGTTTTGAACAACCTGATCAATATTGGGTGGGCCATGCTGATCTTCCTGTGTGCGTACCTGTCCAATGTAGCCTTTTCCCTTTACTACAACATCAAGGTTTTGCTTCAGCCCTTCGACAGACAGAAAATGATCAATTCCGGGCTGAAGGTTGCCACCTTCGTTGTGGGCCTGACCTTGCTTTGTGTAGCAATCACCACCCTTCCGATTTATGCGGATCAGCTTGGGTGGGCAATCCCGGAAGAATACACAGAAATTTTTGCTGATTTGGTTATTGTGGGCGCTGTGCTGATGGTGTCTTGTAAGTATATCACAGAAGCCTTCACCAAGTTCAGGGCCATTCTTCAGGTGAAAGGAGATACAGAAAATGAGTAA